GATAGTCCAGGGCCGGCCAGGGCTCATCCGGCTGCGGGAAACGCGGGGCGCCGTGATCCGCTGTCATCCGAACCTCCCTGGTACTCCCTGGACAAGATATGCCCGAACTTGGGCTTGCCTAGCTGACTTTGCCTACCTCACGACGGTGGGCGGTTGCCATGGCATGACGATCGGCCACCGATTCCGAACAGTACAACGTCCTCGCGAAGCTCGAGGCGACGGGAGATGAAGGCTGAACCCCCTGGCCAGGGTGACGTTGCCGCCATGATCGTCCGGGGTTCGTCCAAGCACAGGCTTTGGTGATTATACTGGCGACGCCGGCATCGGATGGTGAACTAGGCTTGGCCGTCAGAGTAATGCCGGTGGAGGAGATTTCTGCCGTACTGCCCGGGGCTGACCCGGCGTGCCCGTTGGTTAAGGTCTCCACAACACTGAGAAGAGGGTGGGTCCTTGGTAGCGCAGGACCGAGGAGCGGGCGCTGGTGGGCCGGACCAGGAGCGGCAGCCCGCGCACGGTGCCGTCGGGGTGGCGGCCCGGCTTGGCGGCGCGGACGGCGCGACCGGTGAGCGACGCCTTGTCTGCTAAGTGCCTGCTAAGGCGAGGCAAGCTGGACGGCTGCGAACGCGTACGGACGTGATCTGGCGGATGGGGTGGGATTCGAACCCACGAGGGGTTGCCCCCTGGCGGTTTTCAAGACCGCTGCCATCGACCGCTCGGCCACCCATCCTTCGCGCGCAAAGCCTTACTAGGCGGGGCTCGCGCCCGTTTCAACCTGTGCCGAACCGCTGCCGTCTGTGCCGTGTTCTGTGCCGGGGCGTTCCGGGTCGAGGGCCAGGCGGATCCCTAGCCTGCGCCCGTTGGGCGGGGGCTGGCCGAAGTTGTCTGGCATGCTCGGCTCGGGGACCCCAGGGCGCAGCGCGGGCGACCGGCCACTCAAGGATCTGCGCGCCGAGCTGATCGATGCGGCCTGTCGGAGCAACCCCAATAAGCGGCCGACGCTTATGGTTGCGCTTTCGCACTACCGTGAGTGGCTCGCCCGCGCTAGCGTCGCGGCATGTGGGAGCGCATCAAAAAGATTGCGGCCGAGTGGGGCTCAAACCTCACGTTCGGCGATTACCTTATCCGCCTCGGGAGCGCTGGATTGTCTCTTGGCGGGGGCGGCATAATGAGTTGGGCCGCCTCAGTCACAGGCTGGCTCCAAGAATGGGGGCCGATTGCAACGGTAGCGGCCGGTGTGCTTGGCTCTTGTTTGGTTGCTCTGTCTCTGGCCATCATCTACGCTCTAGTCAGTTTTGGCCGGATGAAGCGCGCTCAAGCGTCATACCACGATTTATTGGCATCGACTGCCCATACGGTAAATCCACTTGCTCGGGGGTTCTCCACTATGAAGATCAGCTTGGCTGATCTTCAAATACATCACTCTGCAGTGGACTTCCCGCAGCAAGATAAGATCTTTTCTGACTGTGTAATTGTGGGGCCTGGAACAATGGCTTTTTCTAATTGCACACTTACCAATATAAAGTTTCCTATGTCAAATATTGCCAAATTCAACGGCTTTGGCCTATTCTTCCCGAACGTTTTCTTTCATAGATGTACCTTTGTGAATTGCACATTTCTCCACCTGACTCTGTTTATTCGTACGCAAGACGCGGAAAATTTCAGCATGGAATTTCCTGGGCTAAAGTTCACCGAGGAAGCGCAGCCTATCGAATTACCGGCGGAGGTGAGTAGGTAAGTCGCGGAAGATATCTGAGGCAGCTTCATTCACGCGCAGCCCACAGGTCCTGTGCCCTGCGCGAAAGTCAGATCAATCACGCGCCGCTGCCTGTAGGTTCACGCCATATGCTGTTTATTGTCAGCGCCGCTGCTCACGCCCCGGCCGCCAGGCGCTTGGCCGTGACGGCTTCCTCGGGCGTGAGGAAGTCGAGGTAGAGCTCGGTGGTGGCGATGGTGCTGTGGCCCAGGATCTGCTGCAAGGCGTAGATCGAGCCGCCATCGCGCAAGTAGCGGACCGCGAACAGGTGGCGCAGGTCGTGGGTGCGGAAGGGCACGCCGGCGGCCTTCCTGAGCTGGTGCAGGTAGCTGGCGAGGTTGTGGTAGCGGTCCGCACCGCCGTCGCGGGTCGGGTGCCAGAAGACCCAGGCGCAGCCCAGCCTGCGGGGTGTGCCGTGAAGTGTGCCGGCGGCCGCCGGCGAGAGCGGCACGGAACGGGCCCGGCCGGTCTTGCTGCGCTCGACCTGCAGGGCAGCACGGTGCAGGTCGACCTGGCGCCAGCTGAGGCTTGCCGCCTCCTCGAGGCGCAGGCCGGTCTGCTCGAGCAGGCGCACCAGCGGGCGCAGGCGGGCGGGCAGGGAGCGGTGCAGCTGCTCGACCTGGTTGTCGGTGGGCAGCACGATCGGGTCGCGGCGCTCGCGGATCAGGCCGCGATCAAAGGCGCGCGCCGGGTTGGCCTGGAGCCACTCCCAGCCGACGGCCGCCTGCAGCACGGCCGAGACGGCGGTGAGGTCGCGGCGGCGGGTGGCGTTGGTGATACCGGGCCGGCCGGCGATGCGCGCCAGCACCTTGCGGTCGATCTCGTCCAGGTGCAGCGGGGCCAGGACGTCGCCGGCGACCTTCAGGCTCGACAGGTAGCGGCGCAGCGTGGCCGGGCGCAGGGCAGCCAAGGCGACCTCGGCATGCCAGCGGACCACGGCTTCCTTCCAGGTCCGGCGCTCGTCGCCCCAGTCCGCCCTCTGCAGCCGCTCGAGCTCTGCCTTGGCCCGCTCGGCCGCTAGCTTGCGAACAGGCGTGCGTAGGCTGCGTCGATGCTCGCGACCGGCAATGGTGACGCGCAGCCACCAGACCTTGCCGCGCCGGTAGAGATGTTGCGGCACCGGGCAGCCCTCCCCTCGGCATCCTCGATCCAGCGTAGCACCGCGTCGCGGCGGAATGTCCAGAGCCGGCCCAGCCGGGCAGCGCTCGGGATCTCTCCGCGGGCCGCCATCTGCTGCACGGCGCGCTCGCCCAGGCCGGTGAGCTCGACCACCTCGGCGACGCGGATACGGGTCACGACCCGCTCATCCTGCCGGCGAAGAAGGCGAGGGCGGCCAGGCCGACGATCGGGGCCACCGACCAGAAATCGAACCCGAACAGGTTGGCTACCGCCCCGGCAAGGAAGGCGTAGAGCACCGCCGCGACGATCGACATCGCTACGCACAAGTGGACGAGCTTCTCCATGGCCGTGCTCAGCTCACCATCTCTGTTGGGCGTCCCATTCGGCGATGTCGGCGGCGACGTCGGCCGAGAAGCGGAGCGGGGCAGGCACCGGCCCTGGGTCCTGGGCCGGTGCCTGGCGCGCGCGGCGGAGATCCTCGATCTTGCCGGCAAGGATGCCGAGCTGCTCGAGGATCTGGCCGCGGTGGAACGCGGGGTAGTCGGGGCCGGCCAGCTGGAGCCTGGTGAGCTCGCGGCCGACGTCGTCGAGGGCCTGCAGGTAGGGGTCGGCGCTCATGGCCATGCCTTCATGATCCGGCCGCTGCCGATGTAGGGGAGGTCGTGCGGATGGCTGGCCGCGGCGGCGCCACCGGAGATGGGGCAGCGCTCGGGGTCCGTGGGTTTATCCGTGGGTTTATCCGTAAGTTTGTCCGGGGTTTTATCCGGGTCCGCGCCCATGTCCGCCCAGTCGGACGGCAGGGGCAGCGGCTCCGCCGCGAAGGCGTCGATCGGCTCGACCACGGCCTCGAGCAGGCGGTCGTGGAGATGGGCCTCGGCCTGCTCGTAGATGCGGGTGCGCTCCGTGGCCGGGTGCTCGGGCTCGGCGTCGAGGCCAGCCCAGCACAGGACCAGCTCGATCGCCGCGGCGCCGATCGCCGCCTGCTGCCCGGGCGTGAGCCTGGCCCACTCGGCCGAGCCGGAGAGGGTGGGGCTGGTCATGCGACGGGTGCTTCGGCGGCGAGCGCGGCGCGGATGGCGTCCCGGCTCATCCGCAGCGCAGCCACAGTCGGCGCCGGCAGGCCTTGGCAGATGTCATAGAGCGCGCAATCGACCGCCAGGTTGACGCCCTCGGGTGCCACCAGCTCGCGGCCGGCCCGGGCGGCAAACTTCGGGGTGAGCTTCTCGGCCAGCCAGTCGCCGCCGATCGCCTTGAAGCGCTCGCGGAGGGTGTCCTGGTCGGCAACGGTGATCATCATCGGTTGGCGCTCTCGCTTGGTGGGGTGCCGGGTTCCTCTCAACCCGGCGAAGTCACGGTGCTGGGTGGGCCCGACTTACACGGGCTGGCGCGATCACCGTTTCGCGCGCGGCGGCTTTCCCTTTTGCGTGGTAGGTGCCCGCCGCAGCCGTCTCCACCTCGGACGCCCTCGCGGGCGAAGCTCATCGGTTCGCAAGCTCCAGCAGCACGTCGGCGTGGCACGGCTGGTGCAGCGAGCACCAGCAGGCGAGATCCTTGCCGCGCAGGTCCTTCAGGCAGGTGCGGGCCCAGTCGCCCCAGGCCCAGTGCAGGGTGTCGGGGTGGGCGTTCTTCGCGAACTGCACCGTGTCGGGGCCGCACGAGATCCGGACGGGGCCTGGTCCGATCAGCTGGCGGTACGCCTCGACCGCGAGGTCGGGCTTGCCGACGAAGGGGTTGCCCCACCTGGTGGGCCGGCCGACATAGACCGCACCCTCGGGCATCCGCCAGCCCTTGGCCCGACTGCGCTGGATCCGCTCAGCCATGGCCGGGCTTCCTTTCGATGCCGGAGCGGATCAGGTGCTGACCCATCTCGTCGGCCACGCGGCCGGCGATCCGGCGCAGCATGGGGCGCCACTCGTCATGGGTGCCGCCGCTCACGACCTGGATGCCGTGGTCGGTCATGACGATGCAGGCAAAGCCGGCGATGTCGGCAGCCTTGGCTTCGCTGCCCACGACGCGGGCGAACAGCTCGAGCCGCTCGCCGAAAGCGGTCCTGGCCTGCTCGGGCGTGATGACGGGCGGGGACACGGGTTCATCGGCCATCAGCGCCTCAGCCATCGCTTGATCAGAAAGTGAATGGCGCCCGTCGCCGCGAGCTGTGGCCAGGGCCAGAGCCACCAACCGGACAGGCCGCCCAAGCCAAGCAGGACAAAGGTTCCGCCGGCGATCTGCAGGAGCTTCGGTCCCATCAGCGCCTCACCACGAACAGGAGGAACAGGGCGACGCCGGCGACGAGCTCGACCAGGGCGGTGGCGGCGATCACCAGGAGGGTGGGGTCGGGGCTCATGCGTCGATCCCGTGGGCGCGGCGCAGCGCCTGGACGCGGCCGCAGGGCCGGTCGAACCAGGCGGGTGCTTCCATGGGCTCGGGCGGGCGGCCAGGCCTGCGGTGCCCGATGCCGGCCTCGGCCAGGAGCTCCTGGCAGCGGCCGCGGCCGATCCCGACGGCGGCGGCGATGCGGCCGGCCGACCACTTCGGGTTCTCCCGCTTGAGGGCGATGGCCTGGGCGTCGCGGGGATCGTCGGCGGCGTAGCGGCAGGAGGGGCTGGCACTCACAGTGCTATCCCCTCGGGCGGGAAGCCGGGGAGGGGCTCGGGGCGGACGGTGCCGAGGAAGCGGGAGAGGGCGCGCTGCTGTTCGGGCTCGAGCTCGACCAGGTGGCTGAGAAGGCGCTCGGGGATGGCGCGGGCGTGGTGGCGGGATGTGGTGGGTGCCGCGGCGTCGAGGCACTGCTCGACCAGCTCGACCGGGTCGAGCTGCAGCTCGGCGATCGCCAGGATCAGGGTGCCGGCCGACAGGCGGTTGCGGCCGAGCTCGACCTTGGCCCACTGCTGCGGCAGCATGCCCAGGCTGCGGGCGACCTGGCCCTGGCTGAGGCCCGCCAGCAGCCGCCGCCGGCGCAGGGCGGCACCCAGCCGGGCATTGACGTCGCGCACGAGCTGGCGGAGTGCGGTCCGGTCGTGGGCGGGCTCACGCATGGTGGGGTCCTGTGTCGGCCTCGGGCAGGGCGGTCAGGCGGTCGGCCGGGACCAGGAGGCACCGGCCGGACATCACCACCGCCGCACCGGGCGCGTCGCGGCCGGGTGCCTCGGCCACCGGGGCGAGGCGCACGACGCGGACCAGGTGCACGTCCCCGCCGGACCAGAGCCAGGCGGTGCAGCCGGCCTCGAGGCAGAAGTCCGGGCCGCCGAACATCTGGGCGGCGAGCGTAGGGGTGGCAGGTTTGGCCGGGGCGCTCACGAGAAGAACTGCCACCAGGCGGCCGCGCCCAGGAGGCAGGCCAGGACCAGCCACAGCCCGCTGCCGGCGGCACGCTCGCCGGCGCCGAGCGGGCGGTCGCCGTCTTCCTCCTCGCCCTGGTCGTGCGGGCCGGCGTAGAGCCCGTGCACCGCGAGGTTCATGACCGCGTCGTCGACGGCGGCCTGGGCGGTGGCGTGGCTGCCGCTGTCGAGCAGCGGGCCGCTGCGGCCGTGGATGGCGGCGACGTAGCCGGCGCCGGGCCGGTACTCCAGCGACCAGGCCGTGTCGCCCGGCAGCTCGGCGAGCTCGACCCGGTTGCCCGGGCCGGGCCTCGCCTTGTGGATGTGCGTAACGCTCATTTCGCGCCCCGCTGGCTGGCAGGGTGAGGTTGGCAATAGATCACCGCGCCGCCCTTGGTGATCACCAGCTCTTCCCAGTCGGTTTCGAAGCTGTAGGTTTCCGTGAGGTCGCGGAAGCGCACCCGGATCGAGTCCGGCTCGTCCACGAACACCTTTCGACCGTTGAAGCCGCGCAGAGGCCTCTGCAGGCTGGCGGCATCGACCCGCCCCGGTCCGGGCAATACGGCGACGGCCGTCATCGCGAGCCCTTGCAGGACCAGCCGGCGGCGCGGCCCCACGGCCTTCGCCGCGGCACTCACCTTGTCGATGTGGGTAACGTCCATTTCGCCCCCGTCGGTTGGTGACGGGAACGCAGGCTACCTCATTTCAGTGAGGCGTCAAGCAGCAACCGCATTTTTATGAGGCACTCGGTGCGGCGGTGTTCTCGCTTGCTTGGGCGATAGCCTCATCGACGGTTAAACCGTTCCGGTAGTGTAGACCACCATCGACCCAGGGAATGAAGCGCAGGAGATCCTTAAAGCCGTAGCGTCGGCCGCGAAGATAAGCTCGAACCGCAGAATTGAGGGTTCTGTGTTCAGAGAACACATATGGGTTGCCGGCCTCACGAGAAAAGCGAACGATAGCCCATCCCAGTCGATATGCTGAGCGACTGGATAAATCGTGACCTGTGTAAGTGTTGATGGCAGCGCAAGAGACCCAAATGCCATGCTTCGGGTCTCTTGCAGCAAGATAGGTTATCTGAACCTTAGGCCACTCTTGCCCGAAGGATGCCAAAATCTGTGTCCGAGCTAAGCTCTCATTCTCGGCGCAGATTTCCCCAGTACTGCTTGGGCGATCGCGGATCTTTCCTTCGCCACTGTCAACGACGAACAGGAAGTCCATGCGATCGCCTCGGCATTCTATCGAGTAATCGCTCTATGTCTCGGCGCAGTCAGTGCTTGCAGTAGCTCATTGTTCTGCTGCAGTAGCGCGCGTTGGTCATTCATCAACGCGCGGATGTCCTGTAGAACGGAAAGAACTATCTGCAGGTCATTGCTCGCGCGGGGCGTCGCATTGTCGCCGGTACCGGGGGACCTTTCGTCTCCATCCTGGAGAAGCTCGGGGATGGAAATGCCTTCCGCGTCCGCCAGCTTTTCTAGGGTGCGGGCCGTGATCGAGCGGTTGGGTTCGTTGAGGAAGGTCGCAAGGGTGTTCTCGGACAAGCCAGCACGGGCCGCCCATGGATACGGCTTCAGGTCCTTGCGCTTCATGTAGGCCCTGAGCCGGGTGCGAATGAACTCCGGTGTCATGCCGCATTTTTGTGAGCTGGCATCGATGCCAGCAACCTCATCGTTGTGAGCCCCATTGCAAACCTCAAAAGAATGAGGTAAGCGGGCTCGATGAGCGTGAACGCCACCCTCCAGCACATCCGTGGGCGCCTGCTGAGCAGCGGCCTGCCGCTCCGGCGCGTCGCACAGGAAGCCGAACTGGCCGAGAACACCGTGGCGAAGGTTGCCAGGGCCAGCCCCAGGGTCACCGTCGACACGCTGCGCCGTATCGAGCGCGTTCTGGATCGTCTCGCATCCGAGCCCGCTGAGAGCGCCCCCAGCGCGAGCAGCGACAGTGTCCAATAGCTTCCCCCGCGCGTTGCGCCGTGCTGGCCGATCGTGTGCTGTGGGGAGAGGCGTCGTTGCCACGACACGTAGCTTGGGCTCGGCCGTTCGGCCAGCCTTGCCGTCGCCCAATCCCGGCGAAGTGACGGGAAAGGCCGCTCGCTGATGCAGCATGGTCTCACCAGCGGCCGCCGCAGCGTTGTCGATCGCCAACCGTGGAAATCTACGGTTCTTCGTGCGCACGATTGCCTCCGCCTTATGGTTGTTCTGTCGCACGCCTTGGGCTGTGAAATCGTTTTTCTCGTTCTACTCCGCGGCTACAGCCTGCCGCGCACCTCGTGCGCCCGGCAAGTCGGTTCATGTGGCGGCGACGTGCTACCAAAAGGTTATCCATTCACTCCGGAGGGGTGCGTGACACCGCCACTCTAGGAGCGGGGCCGGGGCGGCGTCGCGGGGGATCGGACCTGCCCGCGAACGCCGCCCCGGCCGGCTGCATCTGAACCGGGCCAGCAAGGCCCGACGGCAACGGGCGCCGACAGCCCGGGGAACTGGAGCGGTCCATGGATGGCGGACTCTGCGCTGTGACCCAACCTGGGGTAGCGCACCACAGCATCGTGCTCCCGGTGAGCGATACCGCCGGGCCGGTAGCCGGCGATCCGCTGCAGCCGCTGCAGCTGGCTGCCACAGCCGGGCGCACGGCGCTCGACCGGGTCGCTGCGGCGATCGCCGTCGCCTTCGGGCCGCGGGCGCGCCTCCCGGCGAACTGGGCCCTTGCCCTGGTGCGGCTCGAGGCCTTGGGCCGGCCGGTCACGGTCGGCGAGTTCCAGGACCTCTGCCTGCTCGACAGCAATGCGAGCTACGCGATCGGCCGGTTGGTCCAGGCGGGGCAGTTGCGGCGCGAGCCCGTGCCGGACGACCGGCGGCTGGTGCAGGTCGCTCTCACGCCCTCGGCGGCCGCCTGGCTCGCAGCCCTACGCGCGGCACTGGGGCCATGAGCGTGCACGAAGACCTGCGCCAGCTCACCGCCCAGGCAAGGCAACTCTACTGGGCGGCCTACCGGGCCGGCGACACGCCCGCCCGGATGCAGGCGCTGAACCTCCTGGCCCGGCTCAGCGCCCTGCGCGCGCAGCGGGCAGCGCGAGCGGTGGAGACAAGGATATGCGCGTAGCGGCGATGGCAGCCATGCTGGCGGTGGCGCACGGGACGGCGCTCGCCGGCGACCGGGAGCATGTCCGGGGCAACGGAACGACCCGCGGCCTCGGCGACAGCGCATCGGGCAACGGCACCGGCGGCACCGCGGGGACGGGCCTCTACCGCGGCTGGACGCTGCAGGCCGACGGGAGCTGGCGCTACACGGGCGGCACCAGCGGCGGCGGGGGCAACGGTGCGGCCGGCGGCTGCGGCTGCGGCATCGACGGTGGTGCCAACGAGAACCGCCGATGACGCCGGTCTACGCGCTGAAGCTCCTGCCCGAGCTGGTGGAGCGCAAGATCCATCACCTGGGCGAGCTCGCCGCCGTCGAGCGCGAGATCGGCGAGGCGATCGCCGCCTTCGGGCCGCAGGGCTGGCACTACGAGCAGCTGGTGGCGGCGCTGACCAGGCCGGAGCCGGCGCAGGTTGCCGCCCCGGCGCCTGCGGTCGCGGTCCTGCCGCAAGAGGACCCCCACGAGTGGGCCGGCGACGTCGTGGCCAGGATGATGGCCCGGCTGGCGCCTACGGCGGTCGAGCCTGAAGAGCCGGAGATCCCGGTTGCACCGGAGCCGGTGGACCAGCTCGCCGCAGCCGCTCCCGAACCGGCCCAGCCTGAGGCGGCGGCAGCGCCGGCCGAACCGGAACCGGCCCAGGCGGCACCGGTGGCCGAGATCGCCCAGCCCCCGGCACCGCAGCGCCCCGCTCCTGACCCTGCCCGCACGGCGGCGGAGCCGACGTGCGACGAAGACGGCTGGGTGTCCTGCAAGGTCTACGCGGCCGCCTGCGGCGTCTCGGAGCCGGTGATCTACAACGCGATCGGCAAGGGCGTGCTCGACGGCGACGCGGTCCAGGCCGGGCCGCCCAAGCGGGTGCGGCCGGAGCTGGCCGACCGGCAGATCCTGGAGCGCGCACCCGCCGGCATCCTGCGCATGAACGTCGCCAAGCGGGTCGAGCGGACCGTGGTGCTCGAGGCGGCGAGCGAGCCCGCGGCCATGAGCCTGGGTGAGGCGGTGCGGATCCTGCGCGGCTTCGGCTACCAGGTGCTCGAGCTGGAAGGCGAGCTGTTCGACGTCAACGGGGCGCGGCTGGGGCCGGGCCGTGTGGTCGAGAAGGCGACCTCGCTCAAGAGCCGCGAGGAGCGCCTGGCCGCGGCCCGGCGGAGCGCGGCATGAACGGGGAGACATTTCCCTGGGCGGCCCTGGCCTACGTCCTGGCCGGGGTGCTGACGGCCCGGATGATCAAGGGCGTGAGCCCGTCGCCCTGGCGGGCGTGGGTGTGGGCGCTCGCCGTCCTGGGCTGGCCCGTCTGGTGGGCCGCCCTGGTGTGGGGGCTGCTGACCCCCGGCGTGCGGGGGCGCCGATGAGGCGGGCGAAGGCGGAGCCGGCCGCGGGCGAGATCGAGGCCATCCGGGTCCTGGCCAGCCGGCTGGGGCAGAAGTTCGGGCCCGGGCAGAAGCTGGTCTACGCCACGGGCTCGCTCGCCACCTTGTGCGGCGAGTATGGGCCTCCGCGCAACGAGGCCGAGCGGGCCTGGCGCGAGGTGCGGGCGGCCGCCTGGCGGGCGCAGGAAGAGGGCCGGGCCGCGCTGCTGCAGCGGCGGCTGCCGGACGGTGCGACCGAATACCTGGCCGTGGGCCTGGGGCGACGGCGATGACGACACGGGCGGCGCGCGACGTGGCGATGGTCGGCCGGCTCTATTTCGAGGCGGGCTGGGAGCCGGTGGCGATCGCCGCGCAGATCAACCGCGATCCGGGCTGGGTGGCGGCGACCGTGGCGCGCTTAAGGGCGGAACCGGGGGGGGGCGGACCGGGAAGCACGCCGCGCCCTGAGCCTGCGCGGCCCCATCCGGCGGCACGCGCTGCGGACCCAGATCAGCTCGCTGCACCAGCGGATCGCCGGCCTGCAGGCCGAGGCGGCCCGCCTCGCGGCGGCCTGCCCGGAGCGGCGGGCGTGAGTGCGGCCGTGCTGGTGATCCTGGCCTGCCTGGGCGGCGGCACTTGCCAGCGGTTCGAGGTGCCGGTCGAGGCCTGCACCGCCGGCGGCCAGCCGGCCGTCCTGGCCTGGCGGATGCTCCATCCCGATTGGACCGTGCGCCGCTGGCGCTGCGAACAGGGAACCCCCGCATGATCGAGAACCGCGAGGCGTGGATGGATCTGCTGTTCTCGGACGAGGTCGAGGGCGGCTGGTCCGACCGCCCGAAGAACGAAGACCCCGGCGGCAAGACGATGCGGGGCATCACGCTCGGCTGCTACTCGGATTTCCTGGGGCGGGCGGCGACGCCGGAAGAGCTGCGCCAGATCACCGAGGAGAAGGCCCGGGAGATCGCGATCACGATGTTCTGGAACCCGGTCAGCGGCGACTTCCTGCCCGGCGGCGTGGACGTGCTCGCGGCCGACTTCGCCTTCCACAGCCATTGGACCAGGGCGGCGAAGGAGCTGCAGGAGCTGGTCGGCGTCAAGGTCGACGGCTTCGTCGGCCCGAACACGATCTCGGCCGTGCGGCGGCACAACCAGCGCGACCTGGTGCTGCGCTACTACGACGCCCGCATGGACTTCATGGAGGGCCTGCCGAACTGGGAGGCCAACGCGCGGGGCTGGCGCAAGCGGGCCAAGCTGATGCGCGACCTGGCCCTCAAGAAGGTCCAGGCGCGCCCGACGCTGGTGGCGGCGCTGAAGAACCCCGAGGCGGTCGGCACGGCCACGGCCGCGGCCGCGGGTGCCACCGGCATCGCCTGGTACCTGGACCAGGCCGGCCCCCTGATCGAGGCCATCAAGGGCCTGCTCGGGCCGGAGCAGCTGCAGAAGCTGCAGTCGATCGACGACACGGTGGCGGCCGCCGGCGCCGGCGACCCGCTGCCGGCCTTGCTCCTGGTCGCCTACATGACCGCCACCAGCGGGTTCGCGGTCTACCGGATCATCCAGACCTTCCGGAAGGGCCGGGTGATCGCATGATCCCGATGGAGGGCTTCCCATGCTGCTGCGCTTCCTCGGCGCCATCGGCGCCATTCCCGGGCTCCTGGCCGGCCTCGGCCGGGCGATCGCCGGGCTCGGCATCTACCTGCTGGGCCGGCGCGAGCAGTCCGCGGCCGACACCATCCGGGCCCTGGAGCGGCGGGTCGAGGGCGACCGGCAGGGGCGCAAGGTCCAGGAGGATCTGCGCCGGCTTGCTCCTGACGCTCGCCGCGACCGGTTGCGGCGGTGGGAGCGCCCGGATCGCTGAGCGGGGTGCCGCCGCCGACTGGTGCGCCACGCACCGGATGATCGTGCTCGGCCCCGGCGAGGTCGACCGGCTCGACCAGGACACCGTCGACCGGCTGCTCGAGGAAAACGAGCGCGGACAGATCGAGTGCGGCTGGGTGCCGCCGGGGGACGAACCGTGATGCCGCCGACCAGCCCGCTGCGGCGCGCCTGCGCCCAGCTCGCCTATCTCGCCGAGACGCTGAGCCCGACCTGGCCCGAGACGCCGGCGCAGCGGCGGGCCTGGCTAGAGGAGATGAAAAAGCGCCTGGCCGAGGTCGAGGCGGCGTGCCCGGAGGCGTTCGCCGAGACGGTGGACCCGACCGGTACGGACCCGGCACCGGTGGAGGAAGGCTGATGGCGGCGCGCAAGCTGAAGCCCGCCGCGGGCGGGGTGCCCACGGCCACCGTGGTCAAGGAAGACCTGGCCGCGGCCCTGGCCCTGCCGCGCTCGGTGGTGGCCAAGCGCAGCACGATCCCGATCCTGGCCTGCCTGCTGCTGCGGCAGAGCCGTGGCGAGCTGCATGTGGTCGGGACCGACATGGACATCGGGGTGGCCACACGCTGCCCCCTGCGGGACCATGACTGGCCGGACGGCGGGGCCGGGGTGGCGGTCGACGCCGACCTCCTGGCCGCCGTGGTGGCGGCCGCACCCAAGGGCGGCGAGATCAGGCTGGCGTCGGGGCCGAGCGGGCTCCTGGTCAGCCACGCGCTCGAGCGGGCGCGCCTGCCGGTGCTCCAGGGCGACGAATTCCCCTCGCTGAAGGAGCCGGACGGTACGGCGGTCGAGATCGCGGCCGAGGGCGGCAAGGTGGCCGCGGCCCTGGCGCGCGTGTCGGCCGCGATCAGCCGCGAGGAGACGCGCTACTACCTGAACGGCGTGTTCGTCGAGGTCCAGCGGCACCATGTCGAGCTGACCGCCACCGACGGCCACCGGCTGCACCACACGTGGTTGGAACCGGACGGGATCGAGGGCGAGGCGCCGGGCGTCATCCTGCCGCGGCGCCTGGTCGAGCTCCTGGCCGGGATCGAGGGCGAGGTCACGCTGCGGATCGGGGCGACGGGCGTCTCGGTGGCCGGCGGCTTCGGGCGGATCACCAGCCGGGTGATCGACGGGAGCTTCCCCGAGTGGCGCCGGATCGTCCCGCCGCCCTCGTCGGACGGGCTCGAGCTGTCGGGCGGCGACGTCGAGGCCGCCGTCAAGCGGCTGCGCGGCTTCGGCGACGGGGCGCTCGGCCTGTGGCTGGAAAAGGAGCGGCTGAGCCTCCAGGCCGCGACCGAGGAAGCGGCGGCGATCGCGGAGACCAGCATCGCCGGGGTGGCGCGCGGGGCGGCGGAGCCGCTGCAGACCGGCGTCAAGGGCCGCTACCTCGCCGATGCCGCCGCCGTCGCCGGTGGCGGGCGCATGGTGGTGAGCTGGTCGACCTCCAGTGCGGCCATGCGGGTCGCCTTCGCGGACCGGCCCGACGACGTCGTGGTGCTGATGCCCATGCGCATGGGTGCGTGGCGCGAGGTGGAATGAGCGAGGCCGGCAGCATGGGCTGGGCGGTCGAGATCCCGGCCGACCGGGCGGACGGCTTCGCGCTGTGTTGCGACGAATGCGGCCGGGTGGAGCGGTTCAAGGCCCGGTTCATGGGCTGCCGGGTGCGCGAGCTCGGCCGGGCCAGGCGGGAAGGCTGGGGCTGGCGTCGGGACGGCCGGCTGGTCGACCACCCGCTGCCGGACGGCAGCATCGGCCGCCGGGTGGCGCGGCTGTGCCCGGCCTGCGACGCGATCGAGCGGCAGGCGGCCGAAGGCGGGCTGTGGGGTCATCTGCTGGCCGGGTTGCGCGCGTTCCGTGCCGGGCTGGTCGAGCCGGTGAAGCGTGAGGTCGGTTGCGGCCCGGAAAGCAAAGCGTGCGAGCCGGTGCACCTGCACCCGTCGGGCCAGCTCGACCTGTTCGGGCATCCGTCCTAGCAATGCGGACACCAGTCCCAATGGGTAGGATCGGCGGAAGCTGCGCTGCGCGCGACCGGGGCCGGCGAGCGTGAGCGAGCTGCTCGCGAGCGTGGAGCCAGGGCCGCTGCCGTTCCCGGCCGGCGAGCCGTCGCGCGAAGCGTTGTGCCCGGCTGGGACGCCGCCGGGGGGCCTTGCCTATCTGGGGGCCAGGGCGACGGTGCGCTGCTGGATGGTGTCCTGCCCGGAATGTCTCGCCGGCTGGCTCGCCGTCCTGCCGTCGGGCAGCCCGTTCGGCTATCGGCCGGCGGTCAGCCTTGGCTGCAGCCGCGGCTGCCCGCCGGACCTGGTCGAGTGGGCGTGGCACTGGAGGCTCGGCAATCTGGCCGAGCTGCGCCGCCTGGGCGGGCCGCCGGAACAGGTGGTCGGGGCCGAGCCGCAGGCCGGCTTCGCTGCCGCTCCCGTCCACTCGGGCGTGCGCTTCACGGGCGCCCCGGTCGACGCCGCGCGGCTTGCGGAGGCCATGCGCCGGTCGCACGCGGCGCAGCGGGTCTGGACGGGGGCCTGGTACGCCCGGCGGCCCGACCAGGCCCGCCTGCAGCTGTGCCGCGGGCTGGTGCGCGCCGGGGTGCGCGAGCCCGACGCGCTGCGCGCGGCACTGGTCGCCTACGAGCGGCGGCAGGGCCGCGATCCGGCGCTGAGCCTGCCGGAAACCATCGCCGCGGCCGCGATCGGTGCCGCCATTTCTGGGAGACGGGCATGATCGGCGACGACTTCGTCGACCAGCTCGACCGCGCCGCGCGCTCGCCCGACTGGCGCTCGACGCTGATCTGTGGCGACAACGGGCCGAAAGCCAACCTCTACAACGTCCTGATGGCGCTGCGCCACTGCCCGGACCTCAAGGGCACCATCCGGCTCAACGCCTTCCGGCTCGAGATCGACGTGGTGGCCCCGTTGCCCTGGGACGATCGCATCGGCCGGGAATGGTCGCGGCACGACGATCTGCACCTCACCGAGTGGCTGCAGCATCACGGCATCGGGGTGAAGGTCGGCGACACCGCCGACGGGGTCGAGGCGGTGGCGGCCGAGAGCAAGTACCATCCGGTGCGCGACTGGTTGGAAGGGCTCGCCTGGGACGGCCAGCCGCGGGTGCGGACCTGGCTGACCTACTATCTGGGCGTCGAGGACGGCGACTACAGCCAGGCCGTCGGCGCCAGGTGGCTGATCTCGGCCGTGGCCCGGGTGATGCGGCCCGGCTGCAAGGCCGACCATTGCCTGGTGCTCGAGGGCGACCAGGGGCGCGGCAAGAGCTCGGCCCTGCGCATCCTGGTCGGCGACGACTGGTTCACCGACGAGCTCGCCGACCTCGGCAGCAAGGATGCGGCGATGCAGACCCGCGGCGTGTGGGTGGTGGAGCTCGCCGAGCTCGAGCATCTCAGCCGCGGCGAGGTCGGGCGGATCAAGGCCTTCCTGACCCGCACCGTCGACCGCTACCGGCCGCCCTACGGCCGGCGGCTGGTGATGGCGCCGCGCGAGTGCGTGTTCGCCGGCACGGTCAACGACCGCCAGTACCTGAAGGACGAAACCGGCAACCGCCGGTTCTGGCCGGTCCGGGTAGGCCAGAGCATCGACCTCGCCGCCCTGCGCCACGACCGCGAGCAGATCTGGGCGGAAGCGGTCCAGCTGTGGCGCGACGGGGTGCGCTGGTGGCTGGAAGGGCGCTCGCTGGTCGAGCTCGCGCGCGAAGAGCAGGAGGGCCGCGCTAGCGTCGACCCGTGGGGGGACAAGGTGGCGGACCACGTCGCGGACAAGGGCGAGGTCACCGTGGCCTCGATCCTCACCGAGGGTGTCGGCAAGCGCCTGGGCGAGTGCACCCGCGCGGACGAGATGCGGATCGCCAAGATCATGCAGCAGCTCGGCTGGCGGCGAGGGCGGCAGAGCCAGCCGCCGCGGCGATGGTGCTACCTGCGCACCGCCGATGCCGGGCCGGCGGAGACGCACGATGCGCCATAGGCGATCCGTCCCAACGGGGGTCGGGACGGCCAAGCCGTTGGCTGGCCTGCGGAATTTCCGTTTCGCGGCGATCCGTCCCAACCTCTGGCGGCGAGGTTGGGACGGCCAAAGCATTGCCATGAAAGGATAATCGGCCGCCGTCCCAACCGTCCCAACCTTTTCGGCATGCACCCGCACGCACAGGCACGCGCGAGCGCACAGGCAATCATCAGATTCAGGTTGGGACATCAATAAAGGTTGGGACGGGCGTGGGAAATCAAAGGGTTATTCGTCCCAACCTCCCCTTTCGAGGTTGGGACGAGGTTGGGACGGATGGAACAGGTGGGGGATCGATGGTCACGACGACGGTGCGGATGGGCGACTGGCTGCAGGAACAGGCGAACCGCGGCCACCTGCTGCGCTCGCAGGTCGAGGCGGCCCGGCTGTGGGCCAGCGATCTCGCCGAGCTGGGCACCGAGCTGCGCAGCACCCGGGTCACGCGCGAGGTGCGGGGCGGGGCGGCGGACGACATCATGCGGGTGGCCACAGCCAGGCGGGTGGCGCAGGCCGAGGCCAAGCTCGGCGGCAAGGGCGGGCCGGTCTATGCGGCGGTGCATGTGGTGGCGGTCGAGGGCGGCAGCGCCGGCGACGTCGCCACCAGGCTCGAGATGCGGACCACCTCGGCCATGGACCTGATCAGGTGGGGACTGGGGCAGCTGGTGGGGGTTTACCAAATACGCGAACGGCGGTTGACTGGGTGAAACCCAAAGTGTATAGGGCACCCACACTGCAGCATCAGGTCATGGCCCCGGTCGCCGAAAGGCACCGGGGCCGTGGCGTTTCATGGGGTCGCGACCATGCCCGCCAAGGCTCAGCCCTGATCGCAAAGCCCAGCACGGCAGCCCCAGGTGCACGCGAGCACCTGGGGCTTACCGTAGCACTGCAAGATGGCGAGTGTGGTGGGTCCTTCCCGGCCCAGAACGTATGCGGGCGGCGGCAGCGCGCGATTTCGGCAGTGAAACCGTCCGGGCGGAGGGTTAAAGGCTGACCCAGCTGCCGTTGGAGGTGCCCGCGAACGGGCGCCGCCTGGTGCGCAAGTCGGCCTTCGCCAAGCTCCGCGGCTGGTCGCCGGCCAACGTCACCAAGCTCACCAAGCCCGGCGGCAAGCTCGCCGAGGCCGTCACCCCCGAGGGGCTGCTCGACCTGGACCTCGCGGAGCGGCTGCTGGCCGCCCGAACCAACCCGGCGCGGGTGCCGGTGGCGGCCGGCGCGCTGCCGGAGCTGGCGGGGCCGAGCTTCGCCGACGCCAAGACCCGCCGGGCCCTCGCCGACGCCGAGGCCGCCGAGATCAACCTGCAGCGGATGCGCGCCCGGCTGGTCGAGGTCGAGGGCGTGCGCCAGGCCGGGGCCGACTTCGGCGCCCTGCTGCCGCAGCTCCTCGAGGAGGGGCTGGTCGACGCGGTTGCCCGGATCCGGCAGGCCGCCACCACGGCCGACGCGACCAAGCTGGCCAAGCCCGTGGCCCTGGCCCTGTGCGCGCGGATTGTCCAGGAGCTCGAGCGCACGGTGCGCGAGGTGGCCGCCGATGCGTGACCTAGCGCGTGCCGGCTACGCCGCCTTCCTGCTCGCGATCGCCGCCTCGGCCAAGCCGGCGCCGGCGCTGTCGGTCTCGGAGTGGGCCGCCCAGGAGCGCGAGGTCGCGGCCGAGAGCGGCTCGCCCTACCCGGGCAAGTGGGACAACGAACGGGTGCCCTACCTCGTCGAGGTGATGGACACCTGCGGCATGGATCACCCGGCCCGCTCGGTGGCGATCCTGGCCTCGGCCCAGTCGGCGAAGTCCGAGGCCGTCCTGAACGCGATCGGGCACACCATCTGCCAGAACCCGGTCCCGATCCTGGTGATGCTGCCGAGCCTGGACGAGGTCAGCAAGTACAACGCCCACAAGCTCCAGGTCGCGATCGACGCCACGCCGGCCCTGCGGGTCCGCGTGAAGGAGACCGTGACCCGCGACGAGACCGGCTCGACCACCAGCTTCAAGCGTTTCCGCGGCGGCTACCTGCGGATCGTCAACGCGGGCAGCTCCAAGGCCCTGCAGATGATCTCGGCCGCCTACCGGGTCTACGAGGAGCCCACCGGCTATCCCCTGGACGTCGACGGCCGCGGCGACCCGATCAGCCAGGCCGATGCGCGCTCGAAGGCCTGGAAGGAGCGCGGCGAGAAGGCGATCCTGGTGGGCACGCCCGGCACCAAGGGCCAGTGCCGCGTGTCGGCCGCCTACGAGGCCTCCGACCAGCGGCGCTGGTACGTGCCGTGCCCGCACTGCGGCGCCTACCAGGTGCTGCTGCCGCAGAACCTGCACCAGGTCGCCGACAAGCCGCCGCACGGCGCCTGGTTCGCCTGTGCGGCTGCCGGGTGCGTGATCGAGCAGGCCGACAAGGCGGCGATGGTCGCCCGTGGCGCCTGGATCCGCACCTATGCGAGCGAGGATGCGGCGAACCCGGCCCCGCCCGAGCACTTCCCGGCCGCCGACCTGGCCCGCTGGGTCGAGCGGGGCCCGGAGCACCGCCAGCCTGGCTTCGCCTGGTGGCAGGCCTACAGCCCGTTCGTCTCCTGGGACGACACCGTGGCCGAGCGCCAGGCGGCCGAGGGCGACCCGCGCAAGCTCAAGGTGCTGTGGCAGCAGGCCTATGGCGAGGCCTGGGAAGAGCAGGGCGAGGCGCCGGACGCCGAGCGGCTGCTCGAGCGGCGGCAGAAGTGGCAGGCGGGCCGGATCCCGGCGGGCGTGCTGTTCCTCACCGGCGCCGTGGACGTCCAGGGCGACCGCCTGGAGTGGGCGGTCTATGGCTGGGACCGGCACCTGGCCGGCTACCACGTCGCCCGTGGCGTGATCGAGGGCGACCCGAACCTGGCCGGGCCGTGGCAGGTGCTCGACGAGCTCGTGACGCGCCGGTTCCAGGACGCCTGGGGCAAGACCTGGCCGGTCGACGTCTGGGGCGTGGACTCCGGCTTTCTGAGCCAGACGGTCTATCGCTGGGCGCTGCGCCACGCGCACACCGGCCGCATCCGGGCACTCGACGGACGCTCCGGCTGGAAGCTGCCGGCGATCGGCACGCCCAAGACGATCGACGTCGACTGGGACGGCCGCAAGCTGGGCGCGGTGCAGCTCTGGCCGGTCGGCACCTGGGACCTGAAGAGCGAGCTCTACGGCAAGCTGCGGATGACGCTGAAGGGCCCGGACGATACCGGCGCCTGGCCGCGCGAGTGCATGTGGTTCGGCGAGAGCTGCGACCGCGGCTTCTTCGAGCAGCTCACGGCCGAGTTCCTCACCGACGTCGAGCGCCGCTCGGGCTACGTCGAGAAGGCCTGGGTGAAGATCAAGGGCCGGCGGAACGAGCAGCACGACCTGGCGGTCTACGCGCTAGGCCTCGCCCGCCATGCGAGCGACCCGCTCACCGATGGCGACTGGGCGCAGCTCGAGCAGCAGCGGCTGGGTCCGGCGGCCGAGGCGCAGCTCGACCTGGCCGCGATCTGGGCGCCCGGCCTCGCCAGCGAACACCCCACCGTGAAAGTGCCGGCTGGGGTGGTACCGCCTCAGCCGGCCACGGTCGCCACAGGCTCGGGCGAAGAGCAGGGCGCCCGACGCCGCGTGATCCGGTCGAGCTATCTCTGATGGCGGTGACCCAGGCTGATCGCGACAAGCTGCTGCGCGAGCTCCTCGACGCGGAGCGGCGGGTGGAGAAGGGCGACTACAGCGTCACCTTCCGGCCCGTGGAAGAAATCCGGTCCGCCCTGGAGCTCATCGATCGCGAGCTCGGTGCGCAGACGGACCCGGTGCGGCCCCGGACGCGGCAGGTCCGGATCTTCAGCGAGAAGGGTCTCTAGCTGAAGCCGCGCTATCGGGTGCCGGTCGGGTTCGACCCGACCCGTTCCCTGCCTCGCGAGATCGGCCCTGCGCCCCTGGTCAGGGCCAGCTTCGATGGTGCCCAGGGCAGCCGCCGCCTGTCGCGGTGGACACCGAGCCGCGAGCACGTCAACGGCCTCCTGGCGCTGCAAGGCGGCCGGCTGCTCTCCAGGACCCGCGACCTCGCGCGGAACAATCCCTATGTCGTCAGCGCGCGCGAGAGCTTCGTCGCCAACACGGTCGGCGCCGGCATACTGCCGAGCTGGCTGGATCTGAGGCCGCGACAGAAGAAGGCCCTGGAGACAGCCTGGCTCGACTGGACCGACGAAGCCGACGCCGACGGCGTGGTCGACTTCTACGGCATGGAGGCACTGGCCGCCGGCGCCCTGTTCGAGGCGGGCGAGTGCTTCTTCCGGCTGATGCCGGGCGCCGGACCGACCGGCACTCTCCAGCTGCGGATCATCGAAAGCGAGCAGTGCCCGGTCGAGCTCGCGCGGACCGAGGCCAACGGCAACCGCACCCGGGCGGGGATCGAGTTCACGCCAGATGGCACGCGCGCGGCCTACTGGTTCCATCGGCGGCACCCGGATGATTCCACCATGCTGGCCGAGTATGGCGACCATGTGCGTGTGCCGGCGAAGGAGGTGATCCACCTCTTCCGGCCGACCCGGCCCGGTCAGATCCGTGGCGTGCCCTGGGTCTCGGCGGCGGTGGTCAAGGCGTTCCTGCTCGACCGGTACGATGACGCCGAGCTGGACCGCAAGGGCACGGCGGCCCTGTTCGCGGGCTTCATTATCTCGCCCGCCCGCTCGCAGACGCCATTGTCCGGACAGAAGGACGTGCCAGGCGAGCCCGGCGTGGCGATGGCCGGCCTGCAGCCCGGAACCATGCAGATCCTCGAGCCCGGCGAGGACATCAAATTCAGCGCCCCGGCCGACGTGGGCGGCCAGTACGAGGCCTTCCAGTATCGCAACCTGCTGGCCCTCTGCGCCGCGACCGGCGTGCCCTACACCGCCGTGACCGGCGATCTCCGCCAGGCGAACTACAGCAGCCTGCGCGCCGGCCTGGTCGAGTTCCGCCGCCGGATCGAGCAGCTGCAGCACAACACGCTGGTGTTTCAGCTGTGCCGGCCGGTGGCGCAGGCCTGGGTTCGGCAGGCGGTCCTGGCGGAACGGATCCGGCTGCCCGGCTTCCAGTCCGAACCGGCCCGCTACACCAGGATCAAATGGATCCCGCCGCGCTTCGAGTGGGTCGACCCCTGGAAGGACCGCAAGGCGGAAGAGCTGGCGGTCAACAATGGCTGGAAGAGCCGGTCCGACGTGATCGAGGCCGAGGGTGCCGACGCCGAGCAGGTGGACGCCCGGATCGCCGGCGACGCGGAACGCGAGCGCCGGCACGGGATCGGGCCGTTCCCCAAGGCAGCCAAGGCCGCGGCCGCTCCCAGCCCGGGCAAGGAAGCCGTGCTCGGCGACCCACTGGACGAGGGTGAGGCCGAGGGCGGCCGGACCGACGAGCAGGATCTCGAAACGGAGCGCGCCGCATGATCGGCAGGCATCACATCGCGTCGCGTGTCTTCGGCGTGCCGTTGATGATCACAGGCGACAAGCTGCAGGCGATCCTGGCTGCGATCTGGCCGGCGAGCTCGGGCGACGGCGGGCTGCCGGCACTTCGCACCATGGACCAGGAGGACGAGCGCGAGGCGAGCGGGCAGGGTGGCCGCGGGCCCTATAGGGTAACCCCCGAGGGTATCGCCGTGCTGCCCATCCTCGACACCCTGGTTCGCCGGGGGTCCTGGGTCGACGCGATGAGCGGCCTCACCAGCTACGAATCGATCCGGCGCAACCTGCGCTCCGCCGTGGCCGATCCGGGGGTGCGGGGCATCCTGCTGGACGTCGACAGCCCGGGCGGCGAGGCCGGCGGCGTGCTCGATCTCAGCGACGAGATCCGGGCGGCCCGGGGCAGGAAGCCCATCTGGGCGATCGCCAACGAATGCGCTTGCAGTGCCGCCTATGCCATCGCCAGTGCCGCCGACTCGCTGTGGGTGCCGCGCACCGGCCAGGTCGGCAGCATCGGTGTGATGGCGCTCTTCCGCGACCAGTCGGGGCAGGATCAGGCCGAAGGCCTCAGCTACACGGCCGTCTATGCCGGCGCGCGGAAGAACGATTTCAACCCGCACGAGCCGCTGACCGACGCGGCCCGGCTGGTGCTGCAGGGCGAGGTCGACCGGCACTACAGCCTGTTCGTCGACACCGTCGCACGAAACCGCCGCCTGGGTGCTGAGGCGGTGCGCGCGACGGAAGCCGGGATCCTCAATTCCGAGCAGGCCCTGACGGCTAAGCTCGCCGACCGGATCGGTACTTTCGACGACGCGCTCGCCGCGATGGCAGCGCGCGTCAGGCCGCGCCTGGCCTACGGGGCCCAGGCGAGCTCGGCTGCAACTGCCCCCGATGGATCAGCGATGAGCATGGATGCCGATCAGCCCGGCGCGCCCTCGGGCGACCGGCAGGAGAACGTGGTGGATCTCGAGGCGGCCCGCCGCGAGGCCCATAGCCAGGGCGAGGCCGCGGCTGGCGCCTACGCGGCCGAGGTGGCCGACCTCTGCGCGCTCGCGGGGCTGCCGCAGATGGCCGGCGAGCTGATCAAGGCGAAGCCGCCCATCGCCGAGGTCCGCAGCCGCCTGCAGGCGGCGCAGCGCGCCGTCACGGCCAGCAATCCGGTGGACAACCGCCATCACGCCGGCGGCGACGCGCCGAAGCGGGCCACGCTGGACCCTGTCCGGATCTACGACACGCGCGCCCGCGCCATGGGTCAGCGGTAACCGACCCGCGATCAGCCACGCCGAACCGAGGTAAGCAGAGATGCCCACGTCCTTCACCCAGGGCCGCCACGCGGCCGAGTTCATCCTGTCCGAGGCGCCCGGCTGGCGCTCGCGGGAGAACGTCATCGTCACCGGCGCCGCGGCGCTCGGTGCGGGCGCCGTTCTGGGCATGATCCTGGCTTCCGGGATCACCCAGGAGTTCTCCGGCACCGGCAACGGCGTGCTCACGCCCGACGCCACCACGCCGCTGCTGGCCGGTGTCCAGGAAGGCGCCTACCGGGTCGTGTGCCTCGAGCCCGGCAGCAATGTCGGCACCTTCGCGGTCTACGACCCGCAGGGCGTCCACCTCGGGAACCATGTCGTCGCCGGCTCGGCCTTCGCCAACCAGATCAAGTTCGCGATCGCCGACGGTGCCACCGACTTCGTCGCCGGGGATACCTTCACGCTGTGGGTCCGGGGCGGCTCGGCTTCGGCGGTTACCGGGACCGGCAACGGGACGCTCACCCTCTACGCCACCCGGGAGCCGGCTCAGCCTGGCGTCTACAGCCTGGTGTGCACCGCGGCCGCGGCCAATGGCGGCACGTTCTCGGTGACCGCGCCCGATGGGACCGTGCTCGCCCCCGCTACCGTCGGCACCCGCTACGTCGACGGCGGCCTGGAGTTCCGCATCAACGATGGCGGCACGGACTTCATCGTCGGCGACAGCTTCGCGATCACCGTGGCGCGCGGAAAGATGAAGGCCTGCGACAGCGCCGCGACGGACGGGAGCGGCATCCCGGCCGGGATCCTGATCGCCGCGGTCGACGCCAGTGCGGCCGACGCCAAGGGTGCCGCCCTGGTCAGGGACGCCGAGGTCACCTTCGCGGAGCTGACCTGGGCGTCGGCGATGGACGCCTCCGAAAAGCAGACCGCGCGCCTCGCCCTCGCGGGCCGCGGGATCGTCTGCCGGTAACCGGCATCACCCCTACAAGCCGGTAAGGAACCGCGCACATGCCTTCGATGGACGTGTTCAACTCCGACGCCTTCAGCGTGCAGACCCTGACGGCGGCGGTCAACGAAGTGCCCTTCGTTCCTGGCCGCCTGGGCCAGCTCGGCATCTTCGAGGAGGAAGGGGTCACCACGACCGCGATCTCGGTCGAGCGCCAGGGCGAGACCCTGGCCCTGGTGCCCGTGACGCCGCGTGCCGGCGTGCCCACGCCGCACTCGCCCGACAAGCGCAAGCTGACCTTCCTGCCGACGGTGCGCCTGGCGCTCACCGACGCGGTGAACGCCGACGAGGTCCAGAACGTCCGCGCGTTCGGCTCCGAGATGCAGATGGAGACCATCCAGAACCTTGTCACCCGCCGCAACGCCCAGATGGCGCGGAAGATCGACGCCACCCTGGAGCACCACCGGATCGGGGCGATCAAGGGCGTGGTCTACGACGCCGATGGCGCCACCGTGCTCTACAACCTGTTCTCGATCTTCGGCGTCGAACAGCACAGCGAGATCGACTTCGATCTCGACAACGCGACGCCGGGGTCGGGCGCGGTGATGAAGAAGTGCAACGACGTGATCCGCAAGATCGAGGACGAGCTGGGTGGTCTGCCGATGGACGGCGTCCACGCGATGTGCGGCTCCGCCTGGTTCGACGACCTGGTCGCGCACGGCGAAATCCGTGAGACCTTCCAGGCACAGAACGCCGCCCAGCTGCGCGAGCGCACGGCCAGGCGCTCCCTGTTCTATGCCGGGATCACCTTCGAGGAGTACCGCGGCAAGGTCGGTACGACCCAGTATGTCGGCGACGACAAGGCCCACTTCTTCCCCGTCGGGGTGCCCGGCCTCTTCCTGACCCGGTTCGCGCCGGCGGACTACGAGGAGACGGTCAACACCATGGGCCTGCCGCGCTATTCCAAGCAGGCGCCCGATCCCGACGGCATGGGCCGCAAGCGCGTGCTGGAAGTGCAGAGCAACCCGATCAACCTCTGCACCCGCCCGAAGACCCTGATCAAGGCCAAGCGCACTTAAGTCAGGGCTCTTCTGGGTGGACTATGGCGCGAGGGCGCGCGACGCGGCGTTCCGCCGGCTGGGCATCGATGCGGTGCACTGGCCGGCGGGAGCTGCGCCGGGTGCCACGGTGCGGCTGCTACTCGAATCGAACCACCCCGGGTTCCCAGCCGGGGCCGGGCGTGTCGTCGTCGACCGCGTGACCGCAGAGGTCCGGGCGGCGGAGCTGGCGGCCGTGGCTGCCGGTGATTGGCTCAATGCCGGCGGCATCTGGTACCGAATCGAGCCGAACCCGGAGCGGGATGCCGAGGGCGTCTGGCAGCTCGGCCTGCGGCGCTCGGAGAGCGGGCCTTGAGCACGCGCGAGCCGGCCTACCAGGCGCTGCTCGCGGCCCTGGAGACGGGCCTGCAGCCCTGGCCGGTCAGCCGCAACGGGACCGCCCCGGTGGAGCTCACCGAGCCCGCGGCAATCCTGCGCGACGGCGAGGCCGAGGCGGACGGCGAGCCCACGCTGGGCGTGCGCGCCTGGCCCTGGGCGGATCCGGCCCAGGTGGAGCTCTATGCCCAGAGCGACGTGCCCGGTGCGCTGGAAGCGATGGCGCAGGAGCTGGTCGACCGGCTCGAGGCGGCACTCGCCGACCGGACCCTGGGCGGGGTGGTCGACTGGCTCGAGGTCGGCCCGCCGCGCATGGCGATCGAGGGCGAGCTCGGCGTGGTGCCGTTCATGGCCGCGGCCGTGACGGTGACGATGTTCTACACCAGCGCCGCGGCGAGCGGCTGAGGGGCTGAGAGATGGCTTCCAGGGTCAGCGGTGCCAACGCCAAGATCGCGATCAAGCCCGAGGCGACCTTCAAGACCGCGCCCAGCGGCAACTGGGTCTATGTGCCGTTCATGGAATGCGACCTGGCGCCCAACGACCAGGTGAGCGACGACGCGGTGCTGGGCCTCGGCCGGCAGGCGCAGCGGCCCGCGCGCGACCTGGTGGAGTATCGCGGCCGGATCACCGTGCCGGTGGACGCCGAGGCGATCGGCTGGTGGCTCTACGGCCTGTTGGGGGCCGCCACGGTCTCCGGCTCCGGCCCCTACACGCATGTCTGGACCTCGGCCCTCGGCACGCTGCCCAGCTTCGGCCTGGAGATCCAGCACCCCGACGGGGCCTCGGCGATGTACGAGACCTACACCGGCGTGATGCTGGACGGCTTCTCGGTCGAGTTCGCCGCCACCGGCCGGCCGCGGCTGTCGATCGACCTCGTGGCCTGCGCCTCGGTCCTGGACGGCACCAGTGCGGCCGGCACGCCCACCACGCCGGCGCTCACCTGGTTCCACCAGAAGGTCAACAGCCTGAAGAAGGACACGGTGGCCCTGGCCAAGGTGCCGAGCTTCAGCCTGACCTACGCCAACAACCTGGAGCTCGACCGCTATGTCGGCGGGGCGGGCGAGGTGGACGCGGTGGTGCCGGGCCTGGCCTCGGCGCGCGGGCAGATCCAGGCCCGGTTCAACGCGCCCACGCTGCACGACCTGGCGGTGGCGGGCACGGTGTTCGACCTCGAGGCCGGGTGGAGCAACAGCGCCAGCCAGAAGCTGCTGTTCGAGCTCGACCAGGCCGAGCTGCTGCGGCGCGGCCGGGCGCTGAACGGCCCGGGCGGGATCAGCCAGAGCTACGAGGTCTATGGCAGCCAGGATCCCAGCGAGGGTGCGATGCTGCGCGCGACCCTGATCAACGCGACGTCCGCCTACAGCTGATGATCCGGCTGAAGACCGAGCTGGGCAACCTCGCCGCGGTCTGGTCGGGCGAGGTGGCGGAGGTCAAGCGGGGTGTCACCCGTGCGGTCGACGGTGCCACGGCCCGGCTGCAGGAGCGGCTGCGGGCCGACACGACGGCCGCCGGCCTGGGCGTGGGCAACGCCCGGTCCTGGCGGACGGTCCGCTACCCCAGGGCGCGCGATTCCGTCAACGCGGCCGGCCTCGCGTACAGCAAGAGCCCGGCCGTGATCGACGGGTTCAACAAGGGTGCCCTGATCACCCACCGGGGCGGCCGCTACCTCACCATCCCCACCAACTTCAACCGCGTCGGCGGCAGGCGGCGTGCCCGCTCCGAGGGCACAGGAGCCCGGAACTACTGGGCGAGCGTCCGGGTCACGCCTGCCCAGATGGTGGCCAGCCGGCTGTCCTTCACGCTGCCGCGGCCGGGCGGCGGGCTGCTGTGGTGCCTGAAGATCCTGCAGGCCCAGGGCAAGACGAAGAAGCGGGGTCGGATCACCACCCAGCTGATCGCCGGCGGCCTGGTGCGGGTCGGCACCGGGCGCGGCGTGGGCAAGGCCGCGGACATCGCGCGGGCCGGCTTCGTGCCGATGTTCGTCCTGGTCCGTGCGGTGAAGCTGCCCAAGAGCCTCAACCTCGACGGGCGAGCGGGCGAGGCAGCTGCCGACCTCGCGGCCCAGATCACGCGGGACCTCGGATGATCAAGCTCGGCACGCGGCGCGAGCCGCCCTGGCTCGACCTGGCACACGGGGTGCGGGTGCAGCTGCGCCCGTTCGACCCCGCCTGCGACATCGCCGCCCAGCGGGCGATCGGCATCTCGCTGCGCGACGGCTCGACGGCCGACGAGGCCGAGGCCGCGGGCTTCCTGGTGGTGGCCGAGCGGCGGATCCTGGCCTGGGAAGGGGTCGCCGGCGACGATGGCGAGCCGGCCCCGTGCACGCCGGGCAACATCCGGATCCTGATGCTGCAGATCGACGGGATGCTGGCGCATTTCCGCGAGCGCTACCTGGTCTGGTCTTCCGGGTGGAGTGCGGAGGGAAACGGCTTCGCGAGCTCGCCGAATGGCATTTCGGCGAAGGCCCCGACTACTGCCGCGGATGCGTAGAGACCGAAGCGCCGTGCGCCGGGGCGGAGCCCTGGACGTGCCGCTACCGGGAGCTGCAGGCGCAGAGCGAGGAAGGGGCGGCTGCCTGGGGGCTGATCACGGCCTGCGGCACCGCACTCCGGGTGGGCCCGGCCGGGCCGATCGGGTTCGACTGGCCGGCGCTCCTGGCCGCGGCGGACGCCTGCGACGTCGAGCGGGCAGCGCTGGTGCGGTTCCTGCCGGAGATCGAGCGCGGGATGGTGGCAGCCCGGCTCGCGGAGCGCGAGCGTGAAGGCTGAGGCTCAGCCCATGCGGCTCGCGATCGACATGCCGATCAGCACCTCGAGCGCGATGCCGGCGAGCACGATGCCGCCCGCGGTCCAGCGTAGTGCGGACTGGTTCTGTGGTGCGGCCGCGAAGCTGAAGCCGAATACGGCGATGGCGGCGACGAGCCAGACGATGGTGATCATTTCAAGCCCCGCGGTTTCAATCCCGGCGATGGTAGCGTAGATGGCGGCCGACCGCCAAGCCACGGTGCGCATCAGCGCCGACGGCGCGCAGGTCGTTACCACCTACGAGGCGATCGGCCAGTCGGCCACCCAGGCCGGGCAGCGGATCGAGGCCGCGACCGCCGCCGCCAACAGCTCGAGCGGCCGCTTCGCCCAGGGCCTGAGCAACGCCTTCGGCACGGCCCGCAAGAACGTCGCCAACCTCAGCTTCCAGCTGCAGGACGTGGCGGTGCAGCTGCAGGGCGGTGCGAACCCGCTCACCGTGCTGGTCCAGCAGGGCACCCAGATCGCGAGCGTGTTCGGCCCGGCGGGTGCGGTGGTCGGTGCCGTGGGCGCCGGCCTGGGCCTGATGGCCGGCTACTTCCTGAGTGCTGCCGACGACGCCGAGACGGCCAAGGAAGAGACCTACAACTTCGGCGACGCGCTGAGCTTCCTGGGCGACACGGCCGTGGCCACGGCCGGCGAGATCGCCAAGCTCACCGGGGAGTACCGCAAGGCCAGTGCCGCCAGCCAGGAGCTCACCCGACTCAACCTGGAGCGGCAGCAGCGCGAACTCGAAGCACAGCTCGAGGGCTCGCGCGGGCAAGCCTCGCAGCTGCTGGGCCAGCTCCCCTCGCAGCGCTTCGAGACGGTGACCGGCGGGTTCCTGGTCGAGGGCCGACCGCAGGCCTACGAGGACACGATCCAGGCCAACATCGACGCGGTGCGGAAGTTCGCCGAGAGCGGCTCGCTGGTGGGTGCCGCGCGTGACCTCGACCAGCTCGCCAAGCGGGCGGAAGAGGCCGGCAACACCGAACTGCGCGACCTGGCCAACCGCCTCCTCGACGTCGCGAGCGCAGGTGCCGAGACCGAAGCGCAGCTGCAGACCGTGGGCGACCAGATCCAGGCGCTTGCCGGCGCCACCGGCGAGGGCAGCCAGGGCTTTCCGGTCTCCCTGCAGCGGCAGTTCGGGCCGGATGCCGACAAGCCGGCGCGCGCGCCGTCCTCGCGTGGCGCGCGCAGTGCCGAAGCGGCCGCCAAGAAGGCCGCGGCGGACACCGCGCGGGCGGCCAAGATCGAGGCGGCGGAAGAGAAGCGCCGCTACGAGCTGGTGGTCGAGCAGATCAACGACGGTGCCGATGCGAAGTACGCCGCCGACGTGGCCGCGGCCGAGCGGCGCCGGGACTTCACGCTGCAGACGCTCGCCGAGGAAGAGGAGCGGCTGAAGAAGAACCCGGCCGAATACTACCGACTGACCGGCGACACCGACCTGGCATCGACCTATAACCCGCTCGTCGGCGCGGCGGACGCCTTCCGCAAGCTGTCGGACGAAAGCCAGCAGTACGGCAAGATCATCGGCGACAGCATCGCTGCCGGTGCCCAGGTGGCCTCGCAGGCAATCAGCGCCTTCGTGCTCGAGGGCAAGTCCGGGATCGCCGACCTCGCCAAGACCGTGGCGGACCAGCTGCTGACCGGGGCACTGAGCATCTTCATCAACGGCATCGTGGGTGCCGGCGGAAGTGCCCTGACCAATTATCTGGCCGGCCCGTCGACCGCCGGCGCCACCGGCGCCTCGCCGCTCACCTATGGCGGCCCGCGGGCGGCTGGCGGGCCGGTGCGCGGGGACCGCTGGTACTGGGTCGGCGAGAACGGGCCGGAGCGGTTCGTGCCGGACGGGGCAGGGCAGGTGGAGCCGATGGGCCGCGGCGGCGGCGGTGGCGGGACCACGGTCCAGGTGATCGACCAGCGCGGCCAGAACGCGCCGCCGGTCGAGACGCAGCGCAGCACCGGCCCGGACGGGCGCGAGCAGATCCGCCTGATCGTGCGGGCCGAGGTGAACCAGGCGCTTGCATCGGGGGCGCACGACAAGGCCCTGCGCGGCCGGTTCGGCATGAAGCCGGCGCTGCAGCGGTGAGGTGCTGAACCGTGGCGGTGTGGCCTGCCGGCCTGCCGAAATACCCGCTGCAGGACGGCTTCAGCTTTGCCGAGCCCAACGGGCTGATCAGCTCGCCGATGGACCAGGGCCCGCCCAAGGTCCGCCGGCGCTTCACCGCAACCCTGGCCCGCTGCCAGTGCAGCTGGAAGCTCACCGAGGCCCAGCTCGCCATCCTGCGCGGCTTCGTCATCGACGATCTGGCCGGCGGTGCCTTGAGCTTCACCTGGTGGTACCCGCTCTCGACCGTCGAGCTCGAGTGCTCGGCGCGGTTCGGCCCCGAGGGGCTGCCGGTCTACAGCCCGGCCGGTGCCCGGTGGCTGGCCACGGCCGAAGTGTGGATCCTGCCGTGAGGCCCCGCCGGTGAGGTCGATGGCGGCGGCCCTGCGCCAGGCCATGATGGCCCCGGACACCGCGGTGGTGCCCTTGTGCCTGCTGACCATCACGCACCCCTCGCTGGCCGTGCCCATCCGGCTGTGCAACGACGCGGTGAGTGCGGTCTCCGGCGTCACCAACGTGGTGCGCGGCGGGCAGACCTACGTCGCCTACCCGTTCGACATCGTGCTGCCCAGCGACACCGACGAAGGGCCGCCGCGGGCGCGGCTGACCGTCGACAACGTGGCCCGCGAGATCGTCCAGCTGGTGCGCTCGGCCGCACCCGCCCCGGAAGTCACGATCGACATCGTCAACGCCGCTGCACCGGACGATGCGGCAGCGACCTTCGGCCCATTCAAGTTCGGGACGCCGGAATATGACGACTACCAGGTCACCACCGACCTGGTGATCGCCGACAACACGCTCGAGCCCTACCCGTACAAGCGCTACTCGGCGGAGCATTTCCCTGCGCTGTACCGGCAGCTGTCGTGATCGACTCCTGCCCCTATGTCGGCCTGGCCTACCGACGGGGCGGGCGGGAGAGGCCGGCGGTCGACTGCTGGGGGCTGGTCCGGCTGGTCTATCGCGAGCAGCTCGGGATCGAGCTGGATCCGCACGCCACCGATCCGGATCTGGGGCGGGCGATCGTGGCGGAGCGGTCGGCCTGGGCGGCCGTGCCCCCGGCCTCGGCCAAGCCGGGCGACGTGGTGCTGGTCAAGCGGCCCGGGCAGCCCTTCCATGTCGGCGTGCTCCTGGCCGGCCGGCGGCTGCTGCATGCCGATGAGCCCTTCGGCGTCGCCGTCGAGCGGGTCGACCGTGTGCTCGGCAGTGTCGAGTTCTGGCGCCATCCTGCCCTCGCGGCAGGTGATCCTGTCGCATCGGCCGCACCCGTTCCGGCTGACCCGCGAGACGATCGAGATCCCGGCCGGGCTGACCCTGGGCGAGATGATCGAGATTGCCCAGCCGGACCCGGTGCTGCGGTCCTGCATGGAGGTGCGGATCGCGGGCCGTCGCTGGCCCAACTCGACGTGGCGCCATGCCCGGCCTAAGCCAGGCGTGCTCATCGACATGGTGCCGCTGCCGCAGGGCGGCGGCGACACGCTGCGCCTGGTGCTTACCATCGCGGTGGTGGCCCTGGCCGTGGCGGCCACGGGCGGGATAGCGGGCCTGGGCGTGTTCGCGGCCGGCGGAGCGCTTGCCGGCTGGGGTGCGGTGGCGGGAGCGGTCGGCGGGGCGCTGATCAGCACGGTGGGCATGCTGGCGATCAATGCCCTGGTGCCGCCGGCCCAGGCGCAGATCAACCAGGGCCTGGGCGCCACCTCGGTCACCTATTCGATCGAGGGGGCCAGCAACCGGGCGCGGCCGGACCAGCCGATCCCGCGCGTGCTCGGCAGGCACCGCTACGTGGCCGACCTGGCGGCACCCTGGGTCACCGAGCTCGACGATCAGGACGAGTACCTGCACGGCATCCTGTGCTGGGGCTATGGGCCGGCGAGCGTCTCGGAGATCAAGATCGGCGACACGCCGATCGAGAACTTCCAGGGTGTGCAGCTCGAGCACTATCTGGGCGACAGCGACACCCCGCCGGCCTTCACGCTCTACCCCAACCAGGTGGCGCTGACCCAGGTGGCCTCGGCGCTGCGCCAGGGTACCAGGGTCCGGCGCACCACCGACACGGCCACGGCCTACGCGCTCCTGGTCTTCCAGTTCCGGACCGGGGCCATCTCGGTCTCCAGCTCGACCGGCGACCAGCTCGGCGTCGAGGTGAACCTGCGCTACCGCTGGCGGGCGGTGGGCGGGACCTGGAGTGCGGAAGAGGACTGGCCGATGGGCGGCAAGTCCAGCTCGCCCATCAAGCGGTCGCGCCGGATCGCCTTCCCGGCCGAGGGCGAATACGAGATCGAGGTCTGGCGGACCACGGCCGACTCGACCAGCGACAACCTCATCAACGCGGTGCACTGGGAGGTCCTGAAATCCGGGAACTACCAGGCGCCGCTGCGGGGCATCCTGGGCGTGGTGTTCACCGCGATCCGGATCAAAGCCACCGACCAGCTCAACGGCGTGATCCAGGATCTCTCGGGCCTGGTCTCCAGCTACGCCATCGCCTGGAACGGCTCGACGTGGATCTATGGCCCGACCGCCCAGCCGGCGGCCCTGTTCCGCAGCGTGCTGCAGGGCCGGGCCGCCAAGAGCCCGCTGGCCGACGCCAAGATCGACCTTGCCCAGCTGCAGCACTGGGCGGAGCACACCGTGCCGCGCGGCTACGAGTGCGAGCTCGTGGTCGACCGCGAGCTGAGCCTGGGCGAAACGCTGGATCTGATCGCCGCCACCGGCCGGGCCGCCAAGCTGCAGGTGGACGGCCGCTGGTCGGTGGCGATCGACGAGCCCAAGAGCGTGCCCGCCCAGCTGTTCACCGCGCGCAACATGCGCGGGTTCCGCGGCCGCCGGCTGTTCGTCGAGGAGCCGCACGCGCTGCGGGTCAGGTTCGTCGACCGGACCGCCGGCTACACCCAGCAGACGCGACTGGTCTATGCCGACGGCTACAGCGAGGCCAATGCCAGCCTGATCGAGGATGCCGAGTTCCCCGGCGTCACCAACCCGGCCCTGATCCACGTGTTCGGCCGGATGCGCCTGGCCGAGGGGCGGCTGCGCGCGGAGACCTACACCGCCGAGGTGGATTTCGAGCACCTGGTGTGCACCCGCGGCGACCTGGTGCTGGTGCAGCACTCGGCCCCGCTATGGGGCCTGGGCTCGGGCCGGGTGAAGAGCCTGGTGCTGGACGGGACGAACATCGTGGCCGTCGTGCTCGACGAGCGGCTGGTGTTCGACGGGACCGCTGCCGACTACGTGATCCGGATCCGCCGTGCCGACACCAGCCTGTTCTTCAGCGACATCCACGATCCGGTCGGCGAGGCCGACGCGGTCTACCTGAATCCGGCGGTGCCGGCGGCGAGTGCGGGCATCGCCGCCGGCGACCTGGCGTCGATCGGGATCCGCGACCGCGACGCGGTGCCCTTGCTGATCCGCTCGATCGAGCCCTCGGGCGACCTTGCCGCCCAGGTGAGCTTCATCCCGTACGCGCCGGAGATCTTCGCGGCCGCGAGCGGCCCGATCCCGCCCTGGAACCCGAACATCAGCCCGCCCACCGGGTCGCGCGCGCCGATCATCGAGGCGGTGGTCTCGGGCGAGGCCACGGGTGTGCGCAACGCCGACGGCTCGCTCACCTCGCGGGTCCTGGTGCGGCTGGCCAATGACGGCTCGCGGCCGCTGGCGACCATCGCGGGCCTGGAGCTCGCCTGGAAGGCCTTCGACGACAGCGGCCCGTTCCTGATCCAGCAGGCCCCGGCCGACGCCAGCCAGGTGGCGATCACCGAGGCCGCCCCCGGGGCCATCATCCGCATCGCCGCCCGGTTCCGCCTGTTCAGCGGGCATGGGGCCTGGTCGGGCGAGGTGCAGCACCTGGTGGTGGGGCCGACCCTGCCGCCGCTCGACGTCAAGGGCCTGATCATCGATGGCGTGTTCCTGCGCTGGATCCACACCAGCGGGAAGGACCATCGCGGCTTCCTCCTGAAATGGGCGCCCAGCGTGGGCCAGCCCTGGGAGGAATGTGCCGACGTCACCGACGAGGTCGTGACACAGCTCGAGTTCCCGACCGCGGGCCTGCCGGACCAGACCAAGCAGGTGCTGATCAAGGCCGTGACCGTCCACGGCGTCGAGAGCGTCACGCCGGCACGGGCCACCGCCCCGGCGGGCTTCGCCTTCGCGCGGGTCAATCTCGGCAGCGACAGCCTGCGCGGCCGCGGCTGGCCGGGGAACATCCTCAACGCCCAGCGGATCGGCGGGGCCATCGTCGGCCTGGACAATTCGGAGTGGCTCGGTGCCGGCGGCATGTGGCTCGAGCCCGGGTCGAACCTGTGGCTGGAGCCGGACTGGGCCGAGGTCAGCTACATCTGCAACGTCTACACGCCGACCACACTGCTGCGCACCGACCGGATCTTTCTCGACCACGACATCCAGGGCGACTTCCGGCTCGACTATCGCTGGGGCACCGCTGACCTCGCCTTCGCGGCCTTCGTCGATCCCGTCCCCGACGCGCTGCTGACCGGCAACTTCAACGACCCGGTGGGTGCAGCCGTCGACGAGGAGGTGCTGCTGGTCTGGCGCCCGTGGCGCCAGGGCATCCCGGCGCTGCCCGACCAGCCGCTGCAGCTGCGGGTGATCATCGCCGGCGGCGGTGCCCTGCAGCCGATCCTGCGCGAGCTTAGCCTGCGGTTCGACGCCGAGGAAATCCAGGAGACCTTCAGCAGTCTCCCGATCGGCCCGGCCAGCACGTTCGTGCCCAAGCAGCGGACCTATCGGCGCATCGCCTACGTGCTGGGCAGCATCAACGGCGGCGGGACGGCCAGCACGTTCGTGGTCGACGGCAAGGCCCCCGGTGCGATCCGGGTCAGCCTGCGCGATGCGGCCGGCACCAGCGTCGCGGGCTTCGCCGACGTGCGCATCGGAGGTGGGTGAATGAGCACGGCTGCAGTTGTTCCCGCCGACGTGGTGTGGGCGGAAGAGCCGCGCTCGCCGTCGCTGGGCGTGGCCTACCAGGTGTGGGAGGCCCTCTACCGGATGCTGCTGGCGGACCAGCTCCCGCCGGAAGAGATCCGGATCGCCGAAGGCGTGGCAGTCCTGTCCGCGGCCTCGCAGGCGCGGCTGATCCCGCAGGTCGACGACGAGCCGGACGAGCTGACCTCGATCGACCTCAGCTCGGTGGGCCTCGGCCGCATCATCCGGCTGTCCTGCCTGGATACCGGCGACAGCGGCGCGCCCCCGGCGATCACCGTGCGCCACAAGGCAGCCGGCATCATCAACAGCGGCGAGCTGGTGCTCGCCGACGGTGCCGACATCGTCCTGACCAGCCCTGCGGAATGGCTGTGGCTGCAGCGGCTCGACAGCCAGTTCGTGCAGATCCTGCCCATCGGCGCCGGCCGGCTCGGCCGGCTCAGCCAGAACCTGGACATGCAGGGCTACGCCGCGTTCGGCGGGGCCTACTTCCTCGACAGCCACGCGGACTCGGCCCGGACCATCACGACTGCCCACCGCGGCAAGCAGCAGGTGAACACGATCTCCTGCGTCTACACCCTGCCGATGGCGCAGCCGACCGACGGCACCGCCTGGAAGCCCGGCGACTTCGTCCTGTTCCGGCAGGAAGCGGCGGCCTGCAGCTTCGTGACCTCGCTGGGCTCCACGCCGCGCAACCTCGACAATCACGACCGCGGCCGCGGCGTCGGGGCCAAGATGGAATGCGAGCTGATCCGGGTCTCGCCCACCTTCCTGTGGCAGCTGGCCGGGCAGACGCAGGCGGCGGGCGGGTCACCGGTCCCAACCGAGCGCACCTTCCTGACCGCGGTGTCGACCAGCACGATCAGCACCGACGCCGCCTCGACGGCGTGGAAGAACGCGCTCTCCCTGGCCCATACACCGGGGGCAAGCGAGCGCTGGCTCTACCTTGCGCATGGCGGGTTCAAGTCCAGCTCGTCGCAGAGCAACACCGGCGGCGAGCTGCGCTTTCGGCGCCTGGAAGCCGCGGCGGGGCCGCAGCTGGGTGCCCCGCGCTATTCCACGCACCAGTCCGGCATGCTGATGATGACGGCCGCCGAGTATGGCGGCAGCCCCGGCGCCCAGTCGATCGACCTCGACATCAAGGTCGGCAACGGGACCTATTCGGCCTCGCTGGTGTTGCCGCAGATCGTCGGCATCCGGCTGGAAGCCGACGAGTTCCTCGAGCAGGCGGCGGGGGCGGACAACAACCTGACCTCGACCACCTATGTGGACCTGCTCACGCTGACCGAGACCTTCGCCGCCGACGACTACTATGTTTTCGCCTGGGGCGACTATGCCTCGGTCGACGTCGGCGGTGTGACCATGGCGGTCGATGTCGACGGTGTGCTGCGCCACGAGAAGGCCTTGGGCCGCAACACCGTGCTCAACGGCTATTACGGCGTGCTGCACCCGGTGACCTTCACCGCCGGCAGCAAGACCATCAAGCTCAAGGGCAAATCGAACGGGTCGTGGAACTCGACCGTGAAGAACATGGGCATCTGCGTCCTGCGCAAGAGCAATTTCGAGGACACGGCCTCGATCAACAACAACGACCCGGCGACCACCTCGGCCACCGCGTATCAGGATTTCGTCACCACGTCGAAGACGCTGCTGGACGGGTGGGACTACCTGGTGCTGGCCGACCTGGACACCAAGCTCGACATCGAGGGCTCCACCCCCTTGGTCAAGGCGCAGATGGTGCGCAACGGCAGCAGGCTTGGCCAGGAGAGCCGCGGCGTCCCCAGGACCGGCGGGCAGTACGTGCCGTGCAGCGCCGGCTTCATGGCGACGGTGACCAAGGCGCTCGAGGAAGACGCCTTCGCGCTGCAGTACGCCAGCGGCCGCAGCACCGAGACGGCCGAGGGCAAGGAAGGCACCCTCCTGCTGCTGGCCCTGGCGCGCACCGCCTGATGCTGACCCCCGCCATCGCGGCGATCGTCGGCACCGCCGGCGCTCCGGCCGTGCGGCCGACGCCGAGCCTGGTCTGTGTCGGCAACTCGGTGCGGATGAGTGCGACCGACCTCGCCTCGATCAGCTTCAACCCGGTGATCGACGACGTCACCAACGATGGCGCCGAGGTCGAGCTGGTGGGGCTGGATCCGCTCCCGTCCACCCAGGGCACGGTGGGGCGGGTCGGCAACGTGGTGACCTATACCAGGGCACCCGGCTATGCCGGCACGTTCGAGCTCGCCTACCACGCGCGCTCGGCCACGGGTGCCGAGGCCAGCGGCCTGATCAGCTTCGTGATCGACGGGGTCACGACGCCGGGCTTCGTGACCGGCGTGGCCGATACGCTCGACCTCGAGGTGGGCTCGGCCAGCCGGGACTTCGACGTGCTGGCCAACGACAGCGGCTCGGGGCCGATCGAGATCGCGCCCGGCAGCCTGGTGCAGCCGGCCGGCGGGCCGACGCTTGCCATCGTCGGCGGTCTGCTGCGGGTGACCCGCAACTCCGCGGCCCTGGGCAGCTACACCGGCGGGTCCTACCGGCCGCGCCTGACCGACGGCTCGCGCCTGGGCGACCCGGTGCCGGTGACCATCCGGGTGGTCTCGGCGACGGTGACCGCCCCGAACTTCACCGTGGTGGTGCCGATCACCGCGGCCTCGCCCTTCGTGATCGACGCCCTGGCGCGCTGCAGCGGCTCCGGGCCCCTGGAGCTCCACCCGACCGGGCTGACCGCACCCACCGGCTCGGCCGACAGTGCCGCCATCTCCGGCGGCAAGATCAATTATACCCGCAGCACGACCCCGGCCGGCGTCTACACGATGGGCTACAAGGCCCGGCTGGTCGCCACCCCGGCGGTCGAGGCCACGGGCACCATCACGATCAGGGTGATCGACAACTGGTGGCACGGCCGGCCGCGGCGCGGCGACCGGATGTGGCCCACCGGTTACCACGAGATGGGCAGCTCGGCGGCGACCTGGGTCGCCAACAACGGCAACCTCGACGCCTATAGCGGGCGCATCGCCCGGCCGGGCACGTCGGACGCGACCTGGGAGGGCATCTGGGGCGGGACCGACACCGAGGCCCTGAGCGCGGTGACGGTGCAGGCGAACTCGCAGCTGGACTGGAGCACCGGCGACTTCGGCGCCCACGCCCGGGCCATGCCCGTCGACGGGGGGTTCCTCCTGGCCGAATGCGAGCTGTTCCCGGCCAGCTTCCAGCCCGCCAGTGCGACGGACGTGCGGATCTGGGACCTGATCGACGGCGGCACGCTCGACGCCGGCTACCAGCGGATGGGTGCGCGGCTGCGCAGCAACCTCGCAGCGCTGGGATGGTGGGACCTCGATCTGTTCGTCCTGGTGCCGTTCCCGGGCATGAACGCCCAGACCGGGATCTGCCGGGTCTACAGCGGCAGCCGGGCCAGGTTCCGCGCGTCGATGGAGCGGGTCTACGCCAAGCTGCGCGAGGGCTTCGGCTCCCGGCTGCGCATCGCCCACGTGGTGGCGCGCAAGAACCGGCTGGGGGCCTCGATCCAGGACTGGACCCCGAAGAACGCCGCCGGCGGCGTGGACGCGGTCGGCCTGGTCTTCAACCCGAGTGCCCTGGTCACCAACGAGGCGACCTTCGCCACCTATCTCGATGCCTGGGACGCCGCCAGCTACGGCATGGACGGCGACGCGGTGCCGGCGGCCGCCAGCCTCGGCGTGCCGCTGATCGTGCCCAAATGGGGGCCGCTGGCCCGCGTCACCGCCGGCGAGAACCCGTGCCCGGCCGGCGACGTCGTGGTGCAGCAGTTCAGCAAGTTCCTGCGCGCGCGCGCCAAGGCGAAGCTCCTGGTGTGCGATTGCATGAGCGGCGCGGACCTGCTGAGCACGACGGCCTACGCCGCCACCGATGCAGCCGGGATCGCGGCCTGGAGCCGGATGGTGGCCGACATCCGCGCCATCTGGAAGGGTGCCCCGCTGAGCCCGATCCCGCGGCTCACGGCGGGCACCACGACCTTGACCATGGGCTCGTCGGCCACCTCGGTCGACGCCAACCCGCTCGCCGATGCGACCGGCTCGGAGACACTGGCGATCCGCCGTGTCGTCGCGGTGCCCACGGGCATGACGGCCTCGGTGGTGGGCTCCGGCACGGCGGCCAGGGTGCGGATCAACAAGGGTACCGCCAGCTCCGGTCTCAAGCAGATCGTGCCGGAGCTGGCGCTGGGCTCGATCCCGTTCTTCGCCGACGGCGACATCCAGCTGACCGTGGCCGGGACCGCCTCGACCAGGGCCACGCCCGACAACCCGTTCACCTATCTCTCCGCGCACCACCGGCCGCTGGGGGCTGGCGTGCAGCTTGGGATCCCGCCGTCGGTGCTCGCCACGGCGATCGGGGCCGCGGATGCGGACGGCGACTACACCGGCGCCACCAACACCCGAGGCCGCATCGCTCAGGTCGGACGGCTGATGCGCGCCGGCGAAGAAAAGCCGATCCACGTCGTCACGGCTTCCATGACGACCCGGACCGTCAACAAGACCCCCGGCACCGACCCCGCGACGGGGCACGATCTGCCGATCAACATCAAGATGCCGGACACCCCCTATGTGCCCTACCCGGGCGTGGGGCACGGCGACTCCGAGGTCAATTTCTGGCCGCGCAACGGGGACGCGGACGACGATCTCCTGGACATGTTCTTCCAGTTCCGCTTCGCGAGCTTCACCGACATCAAGGCGTCCAAGGTCCAGACCTGCCGGCTGAGCGGCATGGACACGCCGACCGACGGCATGGACGGCGGGCCGAGTGCCTCGCGGATCCGCCTGCCGAGCCATGTCCTCCTGGGCAGCGAGATCAACGGCAGCAACCCGGGGATCTTCCACCCGCTCAACATCGTCTGCACCCGGCACTCCCATAAGGAGAGGACGTACGCCGACAGCGCGCCGGTGAACTGCCACATCATGAACGATCGGGCGGTGTGGCCGGCCTACGGGAAGGACAAATTCAACCCACCCTACGATGCCGGCACGTATCGCGACAACCAGGGCGACATCCCCTACGGCACGCGGCTGACCTTCACCGACGACGATCTGGATGATCTCCTGGCGCTGCCGGGGCTGACCGCCGCCCAGATCGCCATGATCTGGTGCTGGTACTGCTACGGCGGCATGGTCGCCGACGGGCACGGCGACCGGGTGGCCAACCCGACGCCGGGCGACGGCCGCGGCCCGTGGCTCTCGGTGCTGCGCGTCCGCGAGGACGGCACGGTGAGCACCTCGGTCGGCAACAAGCTCACCGACATCTACGAGCATATCTTCCCGCGCCTCTGGCCGGTGAAGAACCCGCGCAAGCACTTCGCCGAGAGCGAGATCTTCAACATCCCGGGCAACCCCGGGCACGGCTACCCCTATCTGGGCGGCGGCGGGCCCCGCCATGCCACCAGGTCGATCAACACCGCCTTCGACCGGCCCACGGCCGCGGGGATCTGAGCCATGCCGACTTTCCCAGCCACCGGCGCCTTCGCGGCCAGGTCGGGGAGCAACGCCAGTCGCGGCCCCGAGTTCGAGAAGTGGCTGGGGGCCACCAAGAACCTGGTTGGCGGCGAGGGCTCCTCGGTGGTGAGTATCCTCGGCGGTGCGATCACGCCCTTGACCTGGCGCGTGGCGGTCGACGTGGAAGGCGGTGCGGCGGCCTCGGACGATCTGGACCGGGTCAATGCCGGCAGCGAGTACCACAGCGGTGCCGTGATCGTGCTCTCGGCCGCGGCCGACACCCGCACGATCAACGTGCGCAACCTCACCGGCAACATCGTGCTGAAGTCGAGCAGCTTCCAGCTGAAGGGTGCCTGGGCCCGGCTGTGGCTGGAGCTGCAGGGCACCAACTGGGTCGAGCTCGCCCGCGACTACGGGCAGGACCGGGCGCAGGAGCGGGCCTTCCTGGGCGTGGACGGTGCGGCGCCGGTCGCGGGCCAGCCGGCGACCTACAGCCATGCCACCGGTGCCGAGGCCCTCGCCGGCGCCAGCCAGACCGCCGTGATGACGCCCCTGACGAACACGGTGGCGATGCAGTCCGCGGCGCTGATGATCATGCAGCACGCGGATGCCACTGGCCTCACCGCGGCGGACGAGTTCCTGCTCGCCCGCGGCGGCGTGCTCTACCGGATCAACATCGTCGAGCTGCTGGCCCCGAGCTTCGCCAACTTCGCCACAACCGGCGAGATCGCCATCACCTCGGCCAACAACGGCTTCGCCGCCCACGGCATGGGCGCGCAGCCGACCCTCTTGCGGGCCTACTACCGCTGCAAGACGGCCGAGCATGGCTATGCGGTCGGGATGGAGGTCCCGGTCGAGTGCACCAGTCCCGAGGAGACCTATCGCCGGGTCACCTTCGGGGCAGACGGCACGAACTACTATTTCCAGATGTCCGCCACCACCAACGGGGTGCGCGGCATCCACCGCACCAGCGGTGCCGCGGTGAACTTCACCAACGCCAACTGGCGCCTGTTCATCCGGATGTGGCGCTGAGCGCACCCGCCTGGCGCCGGCGGCGCCGGCGTGCCGATCGCGATCCAAGCCCGACATCGAACCAGAGAGGTTGGCCGTGACCACGAAGTCGCTTCGCACCTGCACGGTGGCGAACGGGCAGAGCCTGTCGCCCTACGCCGATTTCCAGGGCTACTGGCCGGCGGCGTTTCGGGTGCGCGGGCCCGCGCAGGGCACCCACCTGGTGTTCAAGCGCCGGGACTTCGAGATGGAGGGCTACTGGCGGGACGCCGGGGCCGCCAAGCAGAGCTGTGCGTTCGTGGTCGACGACTGGTGCGGGCTCGAGCCCGGCCTGCTGCCCTCCTGGGACGATCTGGCCGTCCAGATCTGCAGCGACGCAAGTGGAACGCCGCAGAACCAGAACCAGGCGGTGGCCATCGACTTCATCGTGATTGCCGACTGAGCGTGCCGATGCCCGCGACGGTGGACTGGAGCCAGCAATGACCAGATGGTACGCGTTTGCCGACTTCGCGGAGCGCAATGCCTGCGCCGAGGCCAGGGAGCCCGGCGTGTGCATCTACGTCAACGACGACGGCCAGGGGAAGGCCGTGCGCCAGTATTGGGACGGGAGCTGGAAGCGGCTGGCCGGCCCGATCCTGAGCGCGCCGCCGCCGCCCGCCCTCGAGGAGCCGCCCGCGGAGATCCTGCCGCCCCCGCCTCGGCCGCCCCTTCCTCGGCCGCCGGTCACGGCGGCCGACATCTTCCTGCAGCCGTTCGACGCCGACTCGCCCTGCAACACACCCTTGGGCAAGGTCCGCTACGGCATCCCGCCCAGCACGCTCGACCCGATGGTGCCGCACCCGGTCTACATGCCCGGCCGGGAGGGCAGCCGGGGGCGGCTGGTGCTGGTCAAGACCTTCCGCTGCGGTGTCACCAGGCAGGGCAGGAAGTACGCCCACCGGGTCCGGCTGACCGATCCCATGCGCCAGATCGAATGGCACGGGCGGGAGCACGGCGGCGGCACGGGCGGCGGGCTGCCCGTGACCCTGCGGATGCCGGTGCCGGGGCCGGGCTGTCCCTATTCGGACGATCCGAGCGGCGACAACGAGGTGCTGCTCTATCCCCGCAATGGCGAGGGCGAACTCGCCGACGTGCTCGCGCAGTGCAATTACGACAGCCGCAGGGGCACGCCGGGCGTGGCCTCGGCCAGGACGCGCCGGAGCTACTCGCTCAAGGGCCCCGCCGCCCGCAACCGCTTCGACGATCCGGGCGACTGGGGGCCGGGGGCGATCGATTTGCGGCACCCGGCGGGCTTCCTGCGCGGCGCCATGGTCGACCTGTCCGGCGGGACTCCGATCCGGCACCTGCTCAACGCCACCGCCACCCGCCACTCGCGTGCCGGCGCCAGGCCCTCGCAGCACGTGCTGGGCAGGGGCATGGCCTACCCGGCATGGAACACCGACCGGCCGCTGCGGGCTGAGGACAATCTGGGCGACATCCCCTACGGGACGATCATCGCCCTGCGCTGGCAGGATCGCGGCCTGCGCGAGACGCTGGGCCTGACCCCCTTCGGCAAGGTGCTGTTCGACACCTTCCTCTACTTCGGCTGCTGCCTGTGCGACGGCCAGGGGCAGGTGGTGGACGATGCGCCGGTCCTGCAGCTCCGGGTGGACTGGGAGCTCACCGCCGAGAAGGAGGCCGCGGTCGAGGCGGCCCTGGCGAAGCTCCTGCCGCATCTGTGGCCGGTGTTCGATGCCCGCCGCCATGACGAGGACGCGCCGCGCCACAGCGACGGGCTGATCTATGTCGGCGGCGGCGGCCCGCTCGGGCCGGGCAGCATCAACTCCGCTTGGGACGCGTGATGGTCCCCGGGATCCCGGCGGTCGCCGGCGCAGGCCGTGTGAGGAGCTGCCGATGCCGTCGCTGATGCAGTGGATGGTGCTCCGGGGCAATCGAGCGGGGCAGGGCGGCGGTGCCCCCGCCCAGGCTGTGCCGCCCGAGCTGCTGACCCTGCTGCCCAACGGCGGCGCCTACAACCGCCGCGCCCAGCCGCGCTCCTATGCCCTGCCCGACGGTACGGAGGTCGTGATCGGCGACCTGGCCGCCGTCGCGCGCCAGCAGGATCTGCTGCTCAATCCATTCGGCGCGCGCAGCGCGCACCACCGGCCGATCGGGCGGGGTGCGGTGAAGGGCATCCCGGGCACCACCGGTCCGGCCACGCGCGGGCGGCTCGACGTGGTGGGCCGGATCCGCATCCCGAACGCGGCCGACCTGGGCAAGTGGTATTACCGGGCGCTCGACGGCGACGACCCGCGCAGCATCACTTCCAGCGGCAGCGGCATCGGCCTGCCCTCGAACGAGAAGATGCCGGCCGGGGTGTTCTACCCGGATTCGAGCGACGGCGACTGCATCGTCATCCGTCCGGCGCCGAGCGTGACGGCCGACGCCTGGTATCAGTTCCGAGACGCCGCCAGCACGGCCTCGATCCGCCGGACCTACACGGTCGACGGCGACGACCTCCCCTGGACGGACGGCCAGGACCGGGGCAACAGCGCCTCGAAGCTGCGCTTCCCGGCGGCCTGCCTGTTCGCGGACCAGCTCAACCTGGCGAACCCGCCGCCGCAGCGTTACGCGCTGCACCTGACCGCGACGCGGCACGACGGCCAGGGTGCCAACAGCTCGATCCACGTGCTCGGCAAGACCTGGGTCGCCCCCGCGCTGGGCACGGACGGCGACGCCGGTGACGAGGATCGAAACCTCGGCAACATTCCTTACGGGACCAGGATCTGGTTGCCTTGGGACGCGCCGTGGCAGGACCTGCGGGAACTGTCCGGCTTCAACCAGCGCCAGAAGGTCTACTTCGACATCTGGCGCCTCTACGGCGCCTACATCCTGGACGGGCAGGGGCAGCACGAGGAAGGCAAGGCAATCCTGCAGCTTCGGCAGACCGGCGGGCTCACGACGGAGGTCATCGCCGAGCTCGAAGCCGTGCACGCGGTGATCCTCCCTTACCTATGGCCGATGCGGAACGCCCCGGCCTCCTTCACCGACGCCAGCGAGACCTGGGCCGACGGCCTGCCCTACGCCGGTGGCGACGGCCCGCTCGGCCCGGAATCCATCAACTCCGCCTGGGATGCCCGCTGATGGCGATCTACTTCGTCGATCCCGCCGCCGCCGGCGCGAACAACGGGACCTCCTGGGCCAACGCCTGGACCGGCATGGCGACGGCGCGCGCCGCCTACACGACCCCGACGCCGGGCGACGAGTTCAAGGTCGCCTACACGCTCAACGAGACGCTGGCGGCGGCCATGGCTTTCGCGCCCAACGGCTCGGGATCGAACCGCGGCATCCGCTTCACGTCGACCGATCCGGCGAATGATGCCTACCGCGCCGGTGCCAAGCTCGTCACCGCCGGCTACACCCTGGACCTGTTCGGCCTGGTCGAAGGCTTCACGCTCGACGGCTCGACGTCCGCGGCGCACCTGAACGTGCGGCCGGGCAACGGTGCCGAGTTCTTCGATTGCACCTTCGTCAAGCAGCCCGGCTACTCTTTTCAGATCGCCGGGACCAGCAATCAGCGGGGCGCGGTGCGCCAGTGCCTGTTCGACCAGGGCGCCGGCTACACGGCGCCGTGCTTCACGACGAACACCGGGTTCGTCGACCTCGAGCTGTTCAACTGCGTCATGGGCGGCACGATCGGCGCCACGGCTTCGCTGGTGGCGCAGACCACCAGCTCGGCGTCCGGCCGGTTCCGCTTCGTCAACTGCGACCTGCACGGCTTCACGTCGATCCTGGACCAGGCCGCCGGCAGTGCCAACGGCACCCTCGACGTACGGATCGAAGGCGGCCTGGAGCCGGCGAGCTTCGAGGCCGAGGCGGGCAATGGCGACCTGCTGCTGCGCAAGGGCTCGCGGCTGGTCATGATCGGCTCGGGCAACGGCACGCTGGCCGCACCGGTGACCAAGCGCACCTATTGGGAGCACTTCGGCAAGGCCGGGATCCAGTCCACGGTCTACCGCAGCGGCGGCGGCCATGACGGCACCACGCCGCAGGCCTGGGCGGTCTCGGCATGGGCCAACCGCACCTGGCCGCGCTCGCGGCACGGTATCATCGTGCCGGTCGTCTCGGGCGGCTGGGCGGCCAAGGACCGGGTGACCACGGCGCGCATCTTCTTCGCGCACAGCGGTGCGGCGCTTACCAATGACGATCTCAGCTTCCGGCCCTACACGCCGAGTAACGCCACGCCGCCGACGGCGCTGCTGTTCACGGCCAACGCCGGCGGCCTGCGCGGTGCCGCCGCTGCCGCCTACCCGACCGACGCGGCCTCGACCTGGGGCGGCGGGCCCACGGTCAAGCAGTACGCGGACGTCGAATTCACGCCCACGATCTCCGGCCCGGTGGCGGGCGAGGTGATGTTCCACCCGGGCGGGGCGTCGGATCGCACCATCTACCTCGACGCGCAGATCGTCCTGATCTGATGTCGCGGACGGCTCACCTGGTCAGCCGGATCGCGATCAGCAGCACCGCGAAGCCCAGCACCAGGCTGCCCAGCATGAGCGGCCAGTCGGCGGGGCTCAGCGAGAGCATCCCAACCTGAAATATCAGCGCAGCAGCAGCGAGCGCTATTGGTAGTTTCTGCACGGTTCCCTCGGCGCGGTTTCTTGGGGCGCCAGGGCGGAGCCTGGTCATGAGGCGGCCGGGGTGGCGGAAAGTCAAGGCGTGAGGGCGTGCAAGCTCTGTGCGCGGATCGCCGACTGTTCGCCGCTGCTCGAGCTGTTTCTTTCCGGCTACGCTTTGCTGTTCGCGGTGGTGCTGGTCCTGCATCCAAGCCTGATGGCGGAGAGCCGGGCCTGGTCCGAGATGCTGGTCTGGGCACCGCAATGGGCCTGGGCGGCGGCGTTCCTGGCGGTGGGCCTGCTCAAGGCCCTGGCGCTCCTGCTGGTCCGGCCGCGGCTGCAGCTCGCGGCCCTGGGTGCCGGCGTGGCGCTGTGGACCCTGGTGGCCTACGGCGTCGGCTTCCAGCCCGAAGCGCCCAGCTTCGCGCGCTACGTCTACGGCTACTACGCGTTCGGGTCGTGGGTGTGCGCCTGTGCCGTGGCCTGGCACATGGGTGCCCGGCATGTTTGAGGCCTGGACGCTCGACAGCCTGTGGAAGGCCCTGGGCATCCTGGCGCTGTTCGCCGGGCCGACGGTCACCTGGCTGATCGCGCGGTCGTCGCGGCAGTCGTCGATCGACGAGGCGCGCAACGTGGCCAACCGCGAGGCCTTCGAGATCGGGGCCAAGATGCGCGACGAGCTGCGCGTCGAGATGATCCGCCTGTCGACCGAGGTGAAGCGGCAGGAGAAGGAGATCGAGGGCCTGCAGGTGCAGCTCGGCGAGGCGAAGGAGACGCTCGCCCGCGAGAGCGGCCACTGGGAGGCGTTCAAGGCGATGTGGTGCCCGAAGGCCGACTGCCCGGTGCTGCTGCGCCGCCAGCCGATCTGGGACGGCGTCGAGCGGCGCGAGCGCGATCCGGCGCCCCCGCGGCAGCCGCCACGCTGAGGCCGCGCCCCGCCATGCACAGGACATGCAGGTGATCTGAGTCCGGCCCCGCGGCCGGTTCTCCGGCTGCTGCCCGCCCCGGTCGGCGATCGCTCGCCGGGCCCATCGGAGCCCAGATCCCAGACGGAAGATGCCTGCAATGCTCAGGATCCTGCTGCTGCTGCTCGCGGCCATGGTCTTCGCCAATGCGGCCCAAGCCGCGAACGTGACCCTCCTCTTCGTCTACAGCCCGGGCGCTCGCGACAAGATGAACGCCTATGCCGGCAGCGTCTCGCAGTGGACGAAGCTGGCGCTCGAGCAGCTGAACCGGGCGCACTCGATCAGCAACACCGGCCAGACCGTCTCGCTCTCGCAGAACGCCGCCGGCACTTGGTCGAGGAAGCTGCTCACCAACTACGTCAAGGCGCCGGCCGGCGCTCCGCAAGGTGACAGCCTCGGTAATGATCTCGTGCGTCTCCAGGCCGATGGCGACGGCTACATGGACAAGGTCCACGAGTGGCGCGACGAATACGCTGCCGACGTGGTGATCGGCGTCTTCGACTACAGCCCCGGCGAGTTCAACACCGGGCAGGCCTGGGTCCAGGGTACGGACTTCGCCGACGAGGCCTTCCTGGTGGTCGACGTCGACCGGGCGATCGCCATCGGCGATCTGATCCTCGGGCACGAGATGGGGCACCTGTACGGCTGCGCGCACGAGAGCGCCGCGATCAGCTCGCGTGGCTATTGCGAGCCGGGCAACCAGTGGCACGATCTTATGGCGATCAGCTGCCCGAACGTGTTCTCGACCCGGCTGAACTTCTGGTCGGCCAACATCTCGATCGTCGGCCGGGGGATGATCGGCGACTTCACACACAACTGTGCGGCCGCGATCCCCTACTTCTCCAACCGCATGAGCACGTTCCGCTAGCCCTGCCGGGCTGTGCCGCCGGCCGCTCCGCTGCCGGCGTCGCTCCGTTCGCCTGATGCGTTAGACGCGCTGCCGGAAAGTCAGGGATCGCCTGGGTTTCGGGCTTCCGGCCGCGATCTCTGCCCGGTTTTCAAGACCGCTGCCATCGACCACTCGGCCACCCATCCGTCCCGGCCGACCTGAGATAGCATGGCTGCATCTCTCCGCAAGCCGGGCAGGTCGGCGCTGATGCCGGACGGACCTGTCCGCCTTGCGGAGCCGGAGCATCAGACAGCGGAACTCTACGTCGATGGTGGTAGCCTTAAGCAAGTGGTGCGATGCTCGGGATCGCGCCGTCGACTGTGCGGACCCGCCTGAGCGCGATCTGCCGCAAGCCCAGGGTGACGGCCCGGATCGGGCTGCGCCCAGCGCGCCGTCCTTACCTCGACTCCCTCCCGCTCAGGGCTGGAAGCCTGTCTGGGCGCGCCACTGGCCTGTATGGCGCCAGTCCCATCGTGGCAGGGCGGGGGGGCTCGGTCCGAGGCGGACTGGCTGCGCCAGGATACTGCCGCTGACGGCGTCCAGGCCGTCGTCGCGGCCGCGGCCGCCTGGCAGCCATTCGCGCATCTCGCGGATGAACGGCGTTTCCCAGACCGAGGCGTGGGCGCGCAGGGCACGGGCGGCAAGGATCGGGTCGAACGCGTTCAGGATGCGCGTGTCCTTGGCCGTGACGCTCACCTGCTCGCTGACCGTGATCGCGAGGTGCCGGGCCGCGAGTTCGCGGCGCAGCAGTGTCGGCAGGTAGCGGCCCAGGCCGTTGGTCTCGATCGCGATCGCCGGCTGGTGCTGCGCGCGCAGGAAGGCGATCACCTGCCGGCACAGCTGGGCGGCCTCGTCCTCGACGGCAAGACCGCTCTCGTCGACGCGCAGGTACTGGATGCCGTGGAGCCAGTAGCCCCCGCTGTCGTCGGTGAACACGGCGGCGACCACGCTGGCGTCGCCCCGGGTCGGCCGGGCCATCGCTGGATCCCACCAGCACGTAGCCCCGACCATCCGCCGCCCCTCGATAGTGAGGATCGGCTCGCCATTGACCTCGCGCAGGTCGAGCCGGCCCTCGTAGCGCACCAGCCGGTCCGGATCGAGGCGGACGTCCTGGGTGTGGCCGGGCGTCAGCATCATCTGGCTGCGGAAGCGGTTGGGGCCGGTGTCGCGCTGGATGTCGGCCACCGCCTCGCCGCCGAAGCGGTCCGGCCAGACACCGTCCAGCGCCTTGTCGACCAGCGGAATGTTCATCCTGGTGTAGCTGGCGAGGAAGGGCACCGCCTCGTCGAGCTCGGGCCGGGGCTCGTCGGCGTAGATCGAGTAGTAGCTGTGCGGCGTGCCGATGTAGAGCTGGGTGCCGTCGGGCACCAGGACGAACGAGGCCTCGCGCAGGCGTTCGCGCAGCTCCATGCGCTTGTGGTGGGTGCCGGCGGTGTTGGGCACCTCGACATCGTCGCAGATGATGATGTCGGCGCGGCAGCCGGTGATGTTCGCACCGATGCCACGGGCCATGAGCGAGGGGTCGCGATGCGCGGCCTCGCGCGCGACGGTGAACTGTGCCGCCGCCCACTCCTCACGCCGCCTGGGCAGAAGATGTCGGGTCAGCTTGTTGCGCTCCAGCACCCGGCGGACATTGCGGGTCATGCGCGTGGCGAGGCCGGCCTCGGCCGACAGGACGAGCAGGCGCAGGTTCGGGTCCTGGCCCAGGAGCCAGGCACAGAACAGGCCGACCAGCGTGGACTTGCCCGCGTCGCGGAACACCATCAGCAGGAGCCGTCGGTCGCCGGCGGCCCAGCGCTCGTCGAGCCAGCGCGACATGCGCAAGTGCACGTCGGGGGTCTCGCGGCCCTGCTGCAGGTTCCAGGCGGTGACGAAGCTGGAAAAGGGCAGCCCGGCCAGAGGCCCGCGACAGGGTCGGGCCGGTGCTGCGGACGATGCCCGCGCGCCGGCCTCAAGACTGCCTTCGTCAGCGTTCAATCGAGCAGGCTCCGCCCCGACCGCGACGAGCCTGCGAACCGGCTGCCGAGCCTCACGGAGCGGCCGGCGAAGTCGAGCAGGCTGCGCTGACTGCGGTTGTCGAAGGTGTTGCGGATGTCCTCGATCTCGAGGTTCGATTCTTGCCGGCGCGCCTGCTCGCGCAGGCGGCTCTCCTGCACCAGCCCGGCCAGGATCGCGTCGGCCGAGCCGCCGCTGGAGCCCACGCCGGCCCCGCCCGCGCGGGCGCGCTCCTCCGCCAGGCGGCGGCGCAATGCCTGCTCCTGCTGCCGCCCCTCCTCGGCGTCACCGATCCTGATCGCCTGGATCTGGCGGTCGCGCTCGCGGCGCAGATCCTTGGCCTCGTTGGCCTGCGCGCGCTGGTTCAGGGCCAGATTGAGGCCCAACGTGGCCAGGCTGTTCAACGCACCCATCACATGTTCCCCATGATCTCGGAGGTGACCGAAAGGATGGTGCAGGCGGCCGGGTCGTCCTGGCGGACGCGCCAGGGCGGCTCGGCACTGCCGCGGCGCCAGCCGGAGGCCCGCAGCTCGGCCTCGCCGGAGTACCGCCTGGCGGCATCGCCTGCACCCAGCGGCAGGGCGTGGAGGCCGCTGCCGGCATCGGCCCGCAGGGCGCCGGTCTCGTGCAGGCGGAAGACGATCCGGACCGGCCGGTAGGGTCGATCCAGGCTCACGCCCGAACCGCCCGGGACCGCGAGGCTCATCGGCTCGACCTCGTGCGCGAAGGGCGCGCCGATGGTGACGGACGTGGCGGTGGCGAGAGCGGTCACGGCACCGGCTGCCACCACGGCGCGATGCGCCGGGCCCGGACCCTCCAGAATGACCTCGCGCCCTTCCAGATGCTGCAGCCCGCCCCAGGCGATCGTCGGCGTGGGACTGGCGAGCGTCACCGTATGGTCGGTCGTCAGCGCTTCCTCGAAGCGCTCCAGCAGGATCTGCCCGCCGAGGTCGACCAGGAAATGCGGCTGGCCGTCGTGGATGGCGACCGACCGGAACAGACCGGTGCTCTCGAGCAGGCTCCAGGCCACGACGTTGCTGTTGCGGTCGAGCGCCACCGTCGCGAGCGTGCCGTCCGCCCGCACGAGCAGGAGCCAGCGCCGCCGCCGGTCGAAGCGCAGGGCCGTGGGCTCTACCATGAGGTGGCGCGACAGCAGCGCGATGTCAGCCGCCTGGTAGGCCTGTTCGCTCTCGGCGTAGAGGAACTCGCGCAGCTCGCGGCCCGAGGCGCCCACGAACAGGGCGGCACCGTCGACCTCCACCGGGTCGAGCCGCCGCGTCGCCCAGGAGCCTATCCGGGTCTGCAGCTCGACCGACACGCTTTCCGCGGTGATCGGCGCGCCGCGCACCACCCACTCGCCGCTGGTGGTGAACACCTGCAGGAGCCTGCCCGGCAGGAGGCCGCGGATCGCGTGCTGCTCGTCGCCGGCAAGGCGGAAGCTGATCGCCTCGTCGGGAAGTCCTTCGCCGGGGTCGAAGTTGAACGGGTGGCCGGTCCTGGAGAACCACAGGCGGTCCGGTACGTCGCGCGAGCCGCCGATCACCAGCCGCTCCTGGTGGACCGCGACGCAGGCGGGCCAGCCGCGCGCTTCGCTGAACGCCTGCTCCTGCCAGTCGCGGGTGGGCTTGCCGTCCTTCAGCTTCTGCAGGGCCACGCCGAACGCGCGCTGCCGGTCGACCGGGTCGGGATTGACGATCCGGATGTGCTTGCCCTTGACCGTGATCACCGAGTCGATGTGGTCGGGCGTGAACACGGGCTCGCTGGTCAGCAGCGAGACGAAGCTGCCGGCGGCGATCTCGCCGGCAGCACCGTCGTTCACCTGGATCGCGATCTCCGGCCGGACGAAGCGGGCGAACGGGAACAGGCTGCGGGCCTCGCCGTCCTCGTCCAAGGACTGCTCGTACTGCCAGTCCCGCAGCAGCCAGCCGGACACGCCGTCGCGGATAAGCTCCTTGGGCGGTACCGCCGGATGGCATAGCAGGAGGCGGTCGCCCCAGCGCGCGATGCTCAGGTCCGGCAACTCGGCCGGTCCCCAGAGGGTGTCGGTGACGGCGTGGACCACGACTCCGCCGCGCAGGATGTCGAGCCGGTAGGAACCAAAGGCCAGGAGCTCGCCGCCCCCCGAGCCCTCGAAGGTGGCGAGGCGCAGCGCCCCGGGTAGCGACGCGACCAAGCGCAGGCCGGGCCGGCGGCTCACGCCTCCGGAGGGATGAACGACTACGTTGCGAAGCCTGGCCGCGCCGTCCTCCTGGGCCTTGAGGTCGAGCCGGCCGCGCAGCAGCGGATCGAGCTCGCCCGATGTGAAGCTGGTCTTGGTGACGAAGGCGCGGGTCATGCCAGGCGCGCCTCGATGAGCGTGAAATCGTCAAAGGCGCGCGGCGTGGTCTGCTGGCTGTCGATCAGCCGGGCGCCGCGCAGCTCGGCTTCGGCCAGGCGGTAGAGGTCCATGGCCCGGCTCGAGCCCTCGGTTAGTGGGATGCAGAACTCCGCGGCGAGGCGGGTAACCAGCAGCGGCACGAAGAAGGGTGGCAGATCGGCCTCGGGCACGCGCCGCTGGTAGTTCAGCACGATCTCCTGGGCGTCGCAGAGGATCTGGCCGGCCTGCACCCGGTAGGCGGTGCCGCGGCTGCGGCCGCCCGTGCCCACCGAGATGGTGCGCAAATGGTCCTCGGGCAGCGCGAAGGCGTGGACGAAGTCGGCCACCGGTGCGGCCGCATCGGGCGCCAGCGTCACCTGGGCCAGCGTGAACGACCAGGGATGCACGCCCAAGAGCAGGTCACGCGCGATCGGGTAGAGCCGGCGGGCGCAGGCGGCCTCCGCCGTGTCCTCCTCGAACGCGGCGAAGGGGCGAGCGCCGATCTTCACCAGGGCCGCGGCGCAGAGCTCGACGGCGGACATCGGCATGATCGTACTCCGGGCAGGCAGCTGGGTTCGGGATCAGGCGACCTGGCCGACATGCTGGCGCAGCGTGCGCCAGAGGTCGGCCGGGCGCGTCGGCAGGAGGGCCAGGAGGCAGCCGGCCTGGCCGAAGGCGATCAGGATCGGCCGGCCGGGCTGGACGAACAGCGCGACGCCGTCGGGGGTGGAGGGCAGGGCCTCACCGCCGCGCTCGCCCCACAGCGAGAGGAACGGGATGAGCTCGCCCGCGGCATAGTCGAAGCGATGGGTCTCCGGCAGGCGCGCCGCGAGTTGGGCGACGCTCAGGCCCGGACAGCCGATCGCGGGGGTGGCGGTGAGGCTGGTGGCGAGGAACAGGCCGCGCACCAGGGCGCGGCGCCAGATGCGCATCCGGACCGGCATCGCTATCGCTCCAGGAGAAGGTGCCGCCGCCGGGCGACAGGCCCGGCGGCGGCGAGAGGTCAGTCGTTGTTGACCGCGCCGTAGGTGGTCACGTTGGTCACATCGACCACGCCGCCTGCATTGGCGACCACGACCGCCACGCCGTGGGTCGGCGTGCTGTCGATACCGGCATTGAGCAGCACGAAGTCCCCGACCCGGACCATCCGGCTCGCCGGGTTGAAGTACCCGGCATTGTCGACCTGGGCAGCGAGGTCGGTGGTCCGGTAGTGCCAGAGGGTAAAGCCGTTGGCGTAGCCCAGGGCACTCAGGTTCTTGGGATCGTACGCCATGATCAGGCCTCCAGGCAGGGCAGCTTGACGACGCCGGCGGGGTCGATCAGCCCGGCGCCCTGGGACATCGAGTTGGCGACGAAGTGTGCCGCGCGGTCGCCGTGCCAGGTCACGTCGCTGGTGATCTCCTGGCCGATCGCG